CTCAATTATTTCTGTAAAATGAATGGACTTGATACTGCTGCGATGCAGAGAGTTTGTTATGGAAAACAAAAATCACACACTCCAAAAAGAAAAGATAGAGTTCCTAATGTAGTGGGGTGGACGGTTTGCATACTGGAACATATCACTTGATTATGTGTTCTGCCTGTGTTATGATACTTTCATAGATAAAAACAAAAATGAACTTTCTACTGTCATTATGGTATAAGTTTCAAGAGTGGAGATATGAAAGAAAATGTCTCAAACATCTGGGTATAAAACCCACAAAGATGTATGTAAGTAAAGAAGCATACGATAAACTGGTAGAAGCAATCAACAAACCACCAGAATATAATGAAAATCTTGCGAAATTAATGAGTCGTAAAGCACCTTGGGATGAAGAAAATGACTAAAGGTATTTTTATTTTTGTTATTGGCATTTCAATAGTTATGTTTGGTTTAAATGTTGGTATGAGTCACATAGAATCACGACCAACACCACCAGAGACAAGGTTTGAAGTGATTGATACTTATCAAGGATGTGATGTAGTACAATATCTTCCTGAATATTCTGGTAGATATTATTTCTTTCTGCACTGCAAATGAACGAGAAATCTAAAATTTATTATCATGTTTGGTGCTGTGCATATCAACGCAGGAGTCTATATAGAGGAACTGATAGAGAACACAGAGAGCACGAAACTGTGCGTATGTGTCTTGATATGAAAGACGCAAAGTGGTACGTTTTTGATACAGAAAAACCGCATTATCTCTAATGACTTGGGTAGAATACATTTTCACATATCTTATTCCTTCTTGGTTTCAAACGGTTGGAGGTAACTTCCGTATCTGGCGTGACTTGGTGAATGGAAACTATAAGGATTATGCTCTTATGTGGTATGATGATCCATATGAAGAGTGTTATGAATGGTTCTGGGAGTCACTTTGTTATGATGATACCTTAGATAAAGGTTTTCTTGAACACATACGAAAACTTGCTAAAGAAGTAGAAGAACGTCAGGTTAAAACTTATAGACTTGATGAGGTTTTAAAAGAATTGGAGTTAGACTGATGGGGATGTTTGACTATTTGAGGTCTTCCTATGACCTTGGAGAACAATTCACAAATGTAGAATTGCATACCAAAGATATTGAAGACGGAATAGGAGGCACGATGTCTCACTATTGGTTAGACCCTCACGGATATTTGTATCACATTGATTTCTCCCACACTGCAGACTTTGTAGAACTCAAAGAGGGTGATGAAGGATATGATACTGTACGTTTGTGGTGTAACTTTAGGTGGATTCCTAATGGTAATCGCGGAAAAATTAGTCCCTGTATTATTACCAAATATGTTGAAGTTTATCCTTCAACTTGGGATGGACAGTGGGAAGATTGGCCTCGTTGCAAAATCCACTTCAAGTATGGTAGACTTATGGACTATGAGTTTGTGACTGGACAATGAAAGAGTTTGATTACTCTTTAGATTATAAAAACTTAGATTTCACAGACATAAATATCAGGAAACTTTATCGTATTGGAAGAGGGGAACAGGGAGTGCTCCTTGTGAGACCATATACTGATGATATTTGTGCTCATTGGAGGTTTAAGGATGTGGTTACTGCTCGTAAATCTTCTGCTAAGATATACGAAATGTATCAAGATTATAAACGACAGAAGGATTTCATTGGAATGGATATGGCAAGGAAATTCCTTGAGATGGGATTCACTCGCGCCAGACGGTATGCGAATCATAAGAGTGGACGAAAATACAATTCGTCTGGAAAGGTACGTCCTCAAGAAGTAGATTGGGAAACAAACGAAAAAGCACAATCAGCACAGGTATTCAAAGAAGTAAGAGATAAGGCAGCATATGATCCTGTATATCAACAAATGCGTAAAGAATGGAGGTCATCAGAGTGATTAGTACCGAACTGTTTCCTTATGAAAAGTTTTCGTTTAGGTTAGAGTTTGGTGAAAAGAAAAACTCTACAGTCTGTTGGTTTGAGTGTCAGGAACACCTTGACAAATACCTAGAAAGGTATAAACTGGATAAGAGAACTCTTAAAATTGATTATCGTGATGAACCCCCTGTCAAATGTAAAAGGAACACGGGAAGTGTGGAGCAGAAGCCTAAACCAAAAAGTAAAGGAAGTTCTGGTACAAGTAAAAGAAGAACCACCCGCGTGGATTCCACTAGAAACACTACTCGCACTACAAAGTCTAAAAAATGATACAGGTAACTGAAAATGAAGACGGATCGTTCACTATCTCCTGGGATGAGACTTCTCCTACTGAAAGTATTTTCAACACCTGGACTGAAGACGACTTCACCAAGGCCATTATGGAACATCTTCAAAATCTGAAAGACAATGGATGATAAAACTAAAACTATTCTTGCTCTAATGCAGATTGATAACCTTACAAAACTGTTGGAAGGTAATGAATACCAAGAGTTTTTATACAGTAAACTGATTTCAACACAAGTAGAACTACAGAGGCAACTAAGTCATTATGAATAAACAATTTTATGACGACGATGCTTTCTATGTGGAGCAAAAAAAGTATGGACTATGGCAGTCCCATTATCCTGACGGGTCAGGTATCATTACTTCATTAAATGAGCATCAATGTGTGACTGCTACTCGTTGGTATTTGAAAGCAAAACAAGAGGGTGAATTTGACAAAGTAGAAACAAAGACCTATGATTCAGTAGTTGGAGGAAAACTATGACAACACGTACATTTGTTGATAAGAATGGCAATTCCTGGGAATGGGAAGAGACCGCAGAAACTGTAAAAGCAGTTAATGAACTTACAAACTTTGCTGGTAATTATCCTGGTCCTCTTTATGCTCCGCACCCTGATTTGAAAAATGAACAATAAACCACTGACGCCCGAAGAAGTACAGCAAGCAGCAGAACAATTCTTTCCTTTGTTTCGCATTGTTAATAGTCGTATGCCTACAAATGCCACAATAGAAGACACGCTCAAGGTAATGGAAACGGTCTGTAATCTTGCACACAAACTTCGTGCAGAAGAAGAGAAGATTAAGTTTGGATTTAATAAAAATGAAAGTACGATTGAATCCTAATCAACAGTTTTGGTCAAATATCTTTCGATGTGCTGTGGAAAGGTCTAACATTTACTTTCAAGAGAAAGATCTTGATAGACACGCAAGGGAACATACAACTGTGGTATTAGCATTGCAAAAAGGAGAACAATTTTGGAAAGAACTACTGTAGAATATCCCTATCATGTTCTTGATAAAACTACTCCTTGGTATGAGTGGTTGAGTTATTGTGAAATCTGCCATCAATTAAATGTCCCAGGGCAACCATCTTTGGGACGTTTTATGTCATATAGACGTTATTTGAAATCAGTTGGACTACTTGATAATGATTAGAAAGTTTATTGAATGGTTTTTTGCATCTACAGAGAAATTTGATGTTGAAGATGATGTTTACTCCAAATTGATTGAATTGCAAGAACGTATTGAAGCACTTGAAGCAGAGAATGTAGAGAATAGTAATTGTTTCTATGAACTCTCTAATTCTATTGACGCAGTTGATGCACGCATAGATATTCTGACTCTTGAAAGTTGGAATAAATAATAAGTGCCTGAGTTGGTGGTTCTTTTCAGGTTAGGATAAAGCACCTTTGGGTGCTTTTCCTGTATAAATAGTCTTAACCACCAACTTAAGAGCAGAAATGAAAGGAGTAATTTATTGCTACCATTGTATTCCTACAGGTAAGAAGTACATTGGGCAAACAAAATACGAAAGAAGAAGAAAAGAATATCATCGCTATATGTCCAACAAGGGTTGTAAGAGAAAATTTTACAATGCAGTAAGAAAGTATGGATGGGAAAATTTCATTTATGGTATAATTGAAGAATGTGAGATTGAATCTCTATCTCAAAAAGAAATTTCTTACATAAAAGAGTTCAACACTTTTGAGTATGGATATAATAGTACATTAGGTGGAGATGGTAAATTGGGATGGACTCATAGTGAAGAGACTAAAGAAAAAATTAGAAAATCTAATTTAGGTAAAAAACGCTCTCTTGAACAAAGAAAATTATTAAGTGATACACATAAAAATAAACCACTGAGTGAAGAAAATAAGAAAAACATAAGTAAAGCATTAAAAGAAATTGGACACCTACCACCATCACATAAAAATACAAAGTGGTGGAATAATGGACAAACAAGTAAAAGAAGTGTAAAATGTCCTGGTGATGAATGGAAACCTGGAAGATTGGAATTAAAACCATATAATAGGAGGAAATAATCGTGTATGAATTGGATAGCGATTTTGAACGAGCACTAGCGCACTTTGGCACAAGAGTCGATGTAATTATTGCAATGGAAATGGGAGGCAAACTAGATGCTGACGCTGCTTACAAAAATATTAAAATGGAACTCAAAGAACTCAAACGAATCCGAAAGTCTATCAAAAAAGACAAGGATTTGTGATAAATGTGGAGTGGAAAAACCACTTGACAAAGACCACTATCAGGTGGTAAAATACTTCCGCGATGGTTTCTCATACTATTGCCACGATTGCTCTAAACCCAAACCAAGAGATTGATTATGGACTATAAAAAGTATTCTCTTGAAAATCTTGAGAATTGGTTGCATGATGCAATGTCTGCAGGTGAAGCAACACCGCAAGAAATCTATGATGTTATTGTTGGTGTAGTAAAGGATAATTATTACACATATAAACAAAAAGCATCTGAAGCATATGAACTTCTTGGACTTTTGAATAGTGGTGTTGACAATAACAAATATCAGAATCATCTAAATGAAATCTTGAGTTGTGATAAAGATGACACATCACCAGAGTGTCAAGGTGCTTGGAATGATTTTTGGGAATCGAGTCATCAAGAATATCTAAAACACTACAAAGATAAAGTTGTAAAGTGGCAACTTCCTGTAGAAAAATATCCAGGAGAAGATGAATATCTAGTTACTTTTCCCGATGATCTTTTAGAAGCGGCAAATCTTAAAGAAGGGGATATTGTGCAGTGGATTGATCGTGGTGATGGTAGTTTTGAAATGAGAAAAGTGTAATGTACACAATTAAACTTCTAGCTCCTGCTGCTTTAATGTTGTGTGTTGAAAGTGCATTGTCCAATCGTGGATATTGCACTCTTGACCAACCAAAACCTTCTGTGGTAAAATATTATGAACCTGGCAAGTCCTGTTATGTTAATGGGACTTTTTATACTAAATGTGAGGATAGACTTAATGGCCTTAAGTAAACAAACTTTAGAACATATTTTAGAAGCAGAATCTCATCTTCGTGCTGCCATTCGTGTTGCATCGACTTCTGAAAAACCTTTGGTCGTAAAGCAACTTTCCCAACTTCTCCTTGATATGGAGAACTGTAAGAAAATTGAAGAGTTGATGGATATGTTGGAAGAACGAAAACCAGGAAGTCGTGGATCTTTTGGTTCTTTCTTTGATGATTAAGAAGTGTTAATCAATCCCGAAGAGATTGTTAAATGTCTAGATAATTTATTAGGATATGATAACATAAGAGAGTATTCGGGAGAAAAATTATGACCCTTTCATCTGGAAAACAAGAAAAACTGACCGATGATGAATGGAAAGAAATGACGGCACTTAAAAATGCAATTAACCAACGTCCTCAAGCAGTTGTGCCTGAAAAAATGGAAGAGTTTACTGAATATCTTGTAAGGAGTTTGAGGGAAAAGGGAGGTTGATAGTTATTGGGCCCCTGAGATTGTCCCTATAGTGTAAGGACAATTTTCAAATGTCAACCCGCTCTCGCATTGGTCTTGAACTTAAGGATGGTTCCATTCTCTCTGTGTATCACCACTGGGATGGTTATCCCGAATGGTTGGGTCGCATCCTGAAGACTCACTACAATTCACGTTCTCTTGTTGAAGAACTAATTGATGGTGGTGATATGAGTTCCTGTTGGACTGATTCTCGTTGGGATGATAGTGGTGTGAAGGGTGTTTATGGACCCGAATACTATTCCCAACGTGGTGAAGATTGCCCTCCTCGTCTTGATTCTGACCTCTGTGAGTATCTGAAAAAGAACAACTCAGATGAAGAGTATGCTTATGTGTTCCGCAATGGTGAATGGATATGTTATGATATGAACTGTTATGAACAAAAACTTCCTGAAGTTGTTGAAATCCCCTCTGCTGCTCTTGCCGTATGAATAACACAAACCGCAAGTATGTTTTCTCTGGATTGATTGGTTTTGCAGTCATTCTTGGTTGGAATGTCTTTCTAATTCAGCGTGATGATGCAATGTATAAAGCATACTATCGTCATCAAGCAATTCAACAAATGAAATGAGTATTGGATTTGCTATAACAATCTATACTACTCTGGTTGCATTTGTATCATCCATTATGGTATATTACCTCAAGGTAATGTATCCACGCGAAGAATATCAACTTAAGGAGAACTCTAAATGATTTCAAAACGACTCCGTGATCTTATTAAACAAGCAGAAATGAATAAAGTAGCAGAAGAGTTCTGGAAAGAAGTTGAACGCGAGGCAGCAAAACTTGAAGTACCTGTTGACTATTATCTTGCGGAGTTTTATTGATGATTGCTATCATTGGAACTGCATTTGCAGTCCTCTTTGGAGGAACTGCATTTAACCTTTATCTTTATAAAAAATACTTGTCTAGATCGAATTTTTACTAATGGAGTTTATTGCTGGATTTGCATTGGGTATTCTTGCAACGATGGGATTTGCATTTCTTTCAGTTGCATCTGATGGGGATGATTTGATTGACAAAGAGTACGATAACAATTAAAATTAAGAGGTAATCTACACAAACAAATGGCACAAAAGTTTCTTTACATTGTTCAACATTACGTTCCCTTTCCTATTTCTGAGTATGGTGGAGTTTGGAATGTAGTCGCAAAGGATGATGATGAGTGTTTTGATCTTATCTCCGCTGAAGACAATGGCAATTTCTATGAAAAACACTACAGTGACTTGAGAGAAAACATCCTTAATGCTGTAACATTTGCTCTTTCAGAAAATGTAGAATCCGAAGTTGTAGAATCTTTTACCACCTGATGACTAACCACGTTACTCACACCAATCAAATGGTGTCTGATTTGAAGAAACAGTATCAAGAACGTATTGAACAACTGCAAAATAAAATTGCAGAACAAGAACACGAAATCTCACAACTGCAGAAGCAAATTGAGTATATGTCGCGTGATAAGTTCTATGATTGCTGAGTTTCCTCACAAAGCACCAAAAGGTTATTATTATGAGTTTGAAGAATTCAAGCGTGGAGTTGTTGCTATATGGTTGTATTGCAATCGCAAGTTTGATTACAATAACGGTGCTCCCACAAGGACAATCTGGGGATTCTATAAATCCAAGACCAGAGAATACTTCGCCCCCATCAATAGTAAAACCATCGGTGCTTGTGTAAATATCAAGGATACGCGGAATTACACCGCGATGCCTATTAAACAGTCCCCATTAGATGCGTTCTTTGTATGACATACAAACCACAAGTCAATGATTATGTTGAATGGACAAAAGATGTTGAAGGTTGGGTTTATTTTAGGGATGACGAATACATAACGATTGAATATGTTGTTCGTCCCAAAGATACAGAAAACTATAACGCTTGTCCCATTCATGCAAATGAAAGATTGCTAGTGGTTTGTTACAAAGAAGATTGGAAAGAATTGAAGTATGTTAAGTCAAGACAATCAAAGTATGAAGAAGAACAAGACTGCTTGGCGATGGTGGGCTAAAGCATTGGGAGAAAAAGCAAGTAAATGTGATCGTGAATCGGATAAGGTAGCACTTATCCGAACTTTTATTTTTGCGACTTATTTGATTACTAATGCCTTTATTGTTGCTGGTGTGATTCGTCACTGGAATGATGAGACTAAAATAGAAGTTTTTGTGCAAACTTCTACAGATGAAGAATATCGAACTCCACTAATGAAAACATCAAACAAGTCTTTCGAGTTTGAATAAAACTAAATACTCAAAAAGTGTTGGTTAGATGAAAACGTTCAAACAATTCATGGAACAAACTCCACACATGAATCCTACACCATTTAATGTAATGAAAGCGCAAGCTCAGGCAAGAGGTGGAGTTGCACATAGAAAACACGTTCATCAAGAGATTGGTGCAGAAGCAAGATCACAACAAGTAGCAAAAGAAAGAAGAATGAAAGCAATCTTGAGTCGTTGATCCAAACTGGGCCCTTGAGATTGTCCCTATAATGTAAGCACGAAACAAACTATGGACTGCTTTGATGACATTCAAATTGAAGAAACTCCAGGATTTGATTTCATTGAAAAAGATCTAACGGAACTGATTGAAGAATCTAACAGTTTCAACATTAACGAATATCTCAACTCCAACTACGATTATTGATTATGACTGACACTGTGAACGTTCTGCCTCACATCAAAGAACTGAAAGATGCTTGGCGTCGTCAAGATTTCAAGTTCACTAAACAACAACAAGAAGAATATGATCTCTTGATGGTTGCTCGTCGTGAACGTGTAAAGTATTTCTATGATAACGGCCTTGTGAGTAAAGGTGGACTGCGACCTAAGGATGAAGACATCTAAATACTAAAAAGAGTATTTTAGATAGTCAAATGCGTACATTCACGGAGTTTATGTCTCTTTGCGAAGCAACTGGTGATACCTATGATGCAGAGTTTCGCTCTGGTGCTCAAGTCATTAAGACTGGAGAGGGTGGAAGAACTGGAAGGCTTCGCAGAAAGACAACTCCCGAGATTCGCAGAACAAAGAGAGTTGGTGGTGGAAAGACTGCGCCTGTAGTTCAGAAACCCCGCAAAGACATTGGTAAGAAACGTGAATCAACGATTGAAGCACCAAAACAAGAACGTGGATCGGCTAGAGAGGCACAATTAGCTGCAGCAAAAGAAGAAAGAAGAAAGGCTGCACAGGCAAGAATTGCTGCTAAAAAGAAAGGTGCTGCTGCAACAACAGAAAAACCAAAGGGTAAGGAGTTAGCATCAAAAGCAACTGAACTTCTAAGAAAGAAGGCAACACCTAAACCAACATCACAAGCAAAAGATTCAAGATTCTCTAGTTCAAGAAAACCTGAAGATCATATGATCAAGGGTAAATATACTAAAGATGAGAAGAAGAAACTTGTGAGAGCTGGTAAGAGACTGCATCGTGACATTCAGAAGGGAGTTGATAAACCAGCATCACACTATCAACCCTGATAGTTATTGGGCCCCTGGGATTGTCCCAGTAGTATAACAACGACACTCAACACAATGCTCTGGCAAGATCGCAACGGCAACTGGTTCATGACCAAATCTGCCATTGATGTGAAGATCGAACAGGCAATGATCATTGAGAACGCTAACAAAGTCTGGGAAGAAAAAGAGCGTTCTGGTGATTGGCTTTTTGATGAAATGTTCGGTGGTTGATTAACTGTCACAAGACCCCTCCACAAACGTCAGGAAGGGTGGTATAATGTCTTTTAGATATGAAACCACCCGAAACACTTTAATTCTTAATTGAACTACATTATGACCACTCAAGTTCCTCAGTATCTTCTCACCATTCCCCAAATTGTTGACAAGTATTGTCCGCAACTTGTTGCATGGGCACAAAAAACTAAAGGTGTGAAAAGTGATGGTGCAATGGATGAGATTCCTCTGCGTGATGAAAAACGAACGATCAACGTTAAGGATCTCTTCATCAATACTTTGACTCAACGTGTTGATGCGATTGAACATGGAAACATTCAAGATAACCTGAAGAGGTTTGGTGGTTTCTCTCACAAAACTGCAGGAACTATTGATACATTTGTATCTGAATTGTATGGAGATTCAAGTCCCGATGGTATGCACCGTGCAATCATGGCTTATATCTGTGGTGTTGAAGAGATTGCTATTCAACGTCAAGGAAAACATGATATGAATTGTACTGAAGATGAGATGATTGCTGCAGAACGTGACTTCTTCTATGCAAAGAATGAACTCAATGCAAAAGTCAAAACAACTTCCAAGATGCGAGTAGCAAAACTCTCAGGAAGTATGACCAAAGAACAACAGGAACTTGATAACGCTTGTGCTGAAGCAGGAATCCATGTAAATGATTATGGTGTGAGTGTAGATTCTGCAGAACTTGTCTACAAAGACGGTCACGGAAACATGACTAATCTCCTCACTAATATGAAGAGTTCTGTATATCTTGGTGTGGATAAGTTCATCAAATACATTCCTCTCCTGAAACAACTTAACACTGGTCGAACTCAACTTGATGGTGCGATTGCAAATGTCTGTGACATGTTGGGTGATGAATCTGTCAACTTTAAGAAGTATCTGAAGAGTGAACAGTATCTGAAACGACATAAGGATTGGTGGACTGCAAAGTGTCAACATGGTGCAGGTATGGAAACTGCAACTATCCGACTCGCACTATGCTTCAACGAATGGTCTCGGGCAAGGTTCAATGAAAATGTGGTAACATTTGATATGTTTGGTCCCTTCATTGAAACTATGAACGATGAAACACTTCACTTCATTCATTCTTGTCTGATTGATGGAAACCCAGTGGATCAAGTTCTCCTAGACTTCCATCCCGAATCTGAAATCGAACTCTCTCTAGTTTGATTGTTGGGGTCCAGTTGATGAAACTGGGCCCTTTAGAATGTCCTTGTAATAGATACCGATTCCAATGCAAATCCAACTCCGTCCGCATCAAGAACGTGGTGTTGCTGCTATGCAACAACATGATAAAGGTCAGATCATTGTTCCTACTGGTGGTGGCAAGACTCTGAAGATGATCTATGATTGTCTGCGCGAGTTGCAGTCTGAAACTCCCCAGACGATTGTTGTTGTTGCACCGCGTATTCTTCTTGCGGAACAACTCTCTGCTGAGTTTCTGGAGTTTATCACTAACGCTGAAGTTCTGCACGTTCACAGTGGAGAAACTCATCACGTTAGCACTACCAAACCTCGTGACATTCTTGTTCACGCTGGTATGTGTGCCGCTTCTAATCGTCACCAACTGATCTTCACTACCTACAACTCTCTGTCGCGTCTGCAAGTTGCAGGAATTGATGTGGATACGATCTACTTTGATGAGGCACATAATTCTGTTCAACGTCACTTTTTCCCTGCAACTGAACACTTTGCTGCTAACGCACGTCGTTGTTACTTCTTCACTGCAACCAGGAAGACTTCTCTCACTCCTTCTAAACCTGGAATGAACGATCGTGATGTCTATGGTGACATCATCTGCCGCGTTTCTGCTCCCGAACTTGTTGATGGTGGATACATTATCGCTCCTAAGATTGTAGCAAAGAAGTTCGATGTGCTTGCACCAAAGCAGGTAACTGCTGAGTGTGACAGTAGCAATCTGATGGAAACTCTGGGGGATATTGATTGTAAGAAAATCCTGGTTTGTGTTAAGTCTGCGAAACAACTTATCAACCTGATGTCTCACACTGACTGTGCTGAAAAACTACATCAATATGGTTATTCCTACCTCTACATTACCTCCAAGACTGGGGCTATTATTGATGGCAAGAAGGTAAATCGTGAAGTGTTTTTCGACACTCTCAATTCTTGGGGTCGTGACCCTAATAAGAAGTTTGTTTGTCTCCATCGTTCTATCTTGAGTGAGGGAATCAACGTCAGCGAACTAGAGGCAGTAGTCTTTCTTCGCAACATGGATGTGATCGAAATGACTCAAACTATCGGTCGTGTTCTTCGCCTTGGTGGCAAAGAGAAAGTCTGGGGGTTGTGTGTGGTGCCTGTATATTCTAAAGTTGGAGTATCTACAGAACGAGCACTTCAACGAGTTGTTGATGCTGTCTTTGAGAAAGGTGAGATGGTTGATAGTGTAGTACGTCGGTAAATAGAATGTGGGCAGCAATCTGTAAGTCTGGGGAGACAAAGGTTGCGTAAGTCCCACTTTTATGATAGAATAAATAGATACAGTCATCCCCAGACTTACAATGAAAGAATACTATACTTACGCATATCTGCGTGAAGATGGAACACCTTACTACATTGGTAAGGGGAAAGGTAACAGAGCATATAGAGACCACAGAGGATATGTTTTTGTTCCTCCAGTAGATAGAGTTTTAATTCTTAAACATTTCGATAATGAAGAGGACGCATTTAATCATGAAATCTATCTAATCAGTGTATTAGGTAGAAAAGATTTGGGAACTGGTATTCTTTGGAATAGAACTAATGGTGGCGATGGAACTTCTGGAGCAACTCTCACAGAAACAACAAGGAGTAGAATGTCTCAAAGTAGAATGGGAAGTAAAAATCATTTCTACGGAAGAAAACACACTCAAGAAAGTATAGTAAAAATGAAGGAAAGTCTCAAAGGTAGGATACCTCCAAACAAGGGAAAATATGAACCAGAAGAGAGTGTATCATCTCACGCTCTTTATATGAGAGAATGGAGAAGGAAACGGGCAGAGAAGGGTCAACCTTATATGTGAGGCGGTGAGTCTCACCCAAGACTCAAGTGGCCATCAGGGGTCAAACCCTGATTTTTCTGCAATTTCACTGCAACCGACCTAGAACCCATCCACCGCAACAAAATCACCGATTTTTCTTAAAATGAAACGCAACTGGCAAATCTTCTGCGAGAAAACATTCAACAACATGAGGGCTAATGCTCACAAATGGAATGAATCTCCAGAGTGGAACATTGCTCTTGCCCGTGACTTCTATCTTGGTGTATTTGACTCTGGCAATCCTAACCCAACTGGTCTGATCAGTGAGAATGCCTATGTCAACAAGATGAACAGAGGTAAGACAACTCAAGATCACTGTCTTTCGCCACAATTTGTTGGTCGAATGATTCTGGATAATCAGGATACTTACCTGAACGATTATGAGAAGTTCAAGTCAGTTTTCTGGTACTCATGTAGGACGATCATTGTTACATCGAAGGAGAACGAATCACTCTCATTCTTGACACAAAACAAAGACGATGGTTACAAGGTTCTTGTAGCAACCAACATGAAGTATAACCACTTGGGCATCAAACTGTATGAGAGAGAAAGTGGTAAGAAAGAGTGGAAATATGCACGTCCAATCAACAACAATGTATTGGATGTTCCCGAAGAACTGTTAGATTATGAGAAGAGGTTTCTAGTATGAAAGAAGGATTTACAATGTTTAAGGATACCTATGCTGCAATTCCTTACGGGAACCAGTATCTTATCATTCATAATGGTCAACAGTTAGATAAACTTTGCAGGACTGAATCATCTGCACGAAAGTATATCACAGATCATAAGAAAGGTAAGAGTGTAGCAAAACTCCCAGTTGATTGAACTGGGCCCCTGAGATTGTCTCTCTAGTGTGAGGACGTGTTCTCACAGAAGTTTCTAACACAAACTATGACATTCTACTGGAAGTTCGTTGATACTCTTGTGAAGAACATTGCTACCATCGCTGCAATTTTTGTTGGAGTCAGTCAGTTTCTGATTCGTGCATTTAATGAGAACGATGGTGTGAATAAAGTTCGCAAGTTTATTAATCAAACTCTTTTCTTGGTGAATCGTTCTACTGCTACCATGTATGAATTGGTCAATGCAAATGCTCTACCAATTCAAGAGGTAAAAGTTACCAAAACCAGCAAGCGCAAGGCCGCTTGATTAAGTGTCACAAGGGGACTTGCATTGTCCCCTTTTTTATGTCATTGTAGAGCCATGCAAAACAAACATCTAGAACATCCCGAAGATCTCATCCTTACAGGTGATCTATCTGTACTGGATTGGATGTATGAATCCAACAGTAAGATTAGTGTCAAGATGGATGGAGCTCCTGCTATTGTGTGGGGTACAAATCCTGAGAATGGTAAGTTTTTTGTCTGCACAAAGGCAGCGTTCAATAAACAAAAGATTCGTCTTTGCTACAATGAAGATGATGTGTTTGATCACTTTGGTGGTAAACCTCGCGTAGCACAGATTCTCATTTATTGTCTGGATTTCCTGCCTCGCACTAACAACGTGTATCAGGGAGATTGGATTGGTTTCGGTAAGGGTCTTGATACATTCAAACCCAACACGATTACCTATCGTTTCTCTGAGATTGTACGTCAGGAGATTATCATTGCTCCTCACACATATTACACTGGTGATCGTCTGCCTGAGATGGTAGCTCATCCTATTACCAGTAAGTTTGCAAGTACAAAAGACTGTCTATTTGTGCAACCTAAGGTGTCTATTTGTCCTTATCGTGAGGACATTGAAGACGTGTGTAAGTTTGCTAAGCAAATGAGCACTCTTTGTGAGTTCGTGAATGTAAAACAATCTGCAGAACTCAAAAAAATCATCAATTCTTACATCCGTGAGGGTAAGATGGTGGATGAACATGAAATTGCAGAAAATTATGATGTTGACATCAACCTGATGCGACTTTGGAAACTTGTTGCATCAATCAAGATGGATTTGTTCTTCTTCATTGATACTGACGATGACATTCTGTGTGAGATTGATGGTAACGAGTCTGATCATGAAGGATTCGTAATGCACAACAAGTTTGGATCATACAAGATTGTTGATCGTATGCAATTCAGCCGTCTAAACTTCACTCTTGCAAAAAACTGGTGAATGTAACTGGGCCCCTGAGATTGTCCCAATAGTATGAGCAACACTACCATGCAAGCACAAGCAAAACAAATTATTGCAGAGAATGTGTATAAGAACACTCTTCTGCTGATTGAAGCACTCAAGCAGAATTATGTGCAGTATTCTATTCGCGGTCATCAAAAGTTCGTGAATGATGCTGACACTCAGGAGTATCATCAGCGGAAGATTGATGAACTCAAGTCTGGTAAGTGCGACATTGATTATACTGTAGAAACTGGTAAAAAGTATCACAAAGTTATTATGGTGAATGGTGGTGGATCGCGTAGTGTTGCTTTCTTTGTAGATAAGCAAAACGGAGGCGTTTTCAAGTCAGCATCGTGGCGTAGTCCTGCAAAGGGCGAAAGGTGCAATCTCCTAATCATTAAAGAGAGGGAGTGGGCTCTGGAAAATGCGGATTGGAGCGGCGGTTGGCTCTACCGACGATAAATAAAGTTGCTTGTTTGTGGTTATTCAAGCGAAGAGATTAGAGGCAGAAATGCCTCTTTTCTTGTATAAATAAGTATAACCACAAACAAAGCAGTATGAATAATTACTATACCTACGCTTATTTGCGTGAGGATAAAACTCCCTACTACATTGGGAAGGGTAAAGATAGGAGAGCATATTCTAAAGTTAATAGAAAACTGAATGTTCCGCCAAAAGATAGAATAATCTTTCTTAAACAAAATCTAACAGAGGAAGAAGCATTTAAGCACGAAAAGTATATGATTGCTGTGTTTGGTAGAAAAGATTTAGGGACTGGCATCTTGAGGAACTTAACTAATGGTGGTGATGGAACTTCTGGTGCTATTGCTTGGAATAAAGGTGGAAAGTGTAGTGAAGAGTGGAGAAGAAAAATTAGCAATTCTCAAAAAGGCAAAGGATTTAGTGAAGAACATAGAAAAAAATTAAGTGAAGCAGCAAAAGGTAAAACACCTTGGAATAAAGGTCAATCTCCAAGTGAGGAAACACGGAGAAAAATAGGAGATGGAAATAGGGGAAAAATTGTAAGTGAAGAGCAAAGGAAAAAATTAAGTGAAGCAGGAAAAAATAGAAAACATAGTGAAGAAATTAGGCAAAAAATAAGAGAAAAATCTGGTTATCAGAAATGGAAATGTTTGGAGACGGGATTTATAACAAATGCTGGCAATCTTACAAAGTATCAAAGAAAAAGAGGAATTGATACATCACAAAGAGTAAGAATTGAATGATTGTAACTGGGCCCTTCAAAGTGTCCTAGTAGTATGAGCACTCCAATGAACTACCTTTGTTTTGTTGATGGCCTGTTAGAGTATGCTAGCAGCGACCCATCTTCTTTCGCACATTATCAGTTGATGTATGCTGAAGAGCATAAAAATGCCAATGTTCAATATCTTACTCTGACTGATGAAGAGTATGATGAAATGTTCCCTTATGAAGAGGATGAGGAATGAATGATTTGCGTTTAGCATCAACAATCAAACTCTACAATCCACCTCTAGTTGAGAAACGTCGTTGCAATCCCAGACTAAAGGGTAACGAACAAACTTTGTCTAAAATGATTAAATCCTTGAAATCTGGGTGGAAAACAAATGACCTATGACACCGAAATGACTTATGAAGAACAAATTAAAGAAACGACTGTTACAAAGTCTCTCAAACTTCTGCGTGATGGATTCAAGAATGAACTTGCCACTGCTCTATTCGCAGATGAGCGCACAACTGAACTCTTTGCTCAACTGATTAGTGAGTTTGTAGAGACAAACATTCCCGTGGTTGATGATGAGAACCAGATGGAACTTTCGATGATGCTGTTGGAAACTCTTGACATTGTAGCACGATGACTTACTCTAACCTCTCAAAGATTCGCCCCAAACTTCGTACAACTGGGCGTGTGTCTGGTAACTTTGGAAAGAATCGTGTGCAAGCTGGTTCTTCACTCAATGACATTGGTGGCGATGGTAACATAGGTGCGACACAGAATGAGTATTTGAATCGTCTTTATTATGCTTTTGATAACACTACCGACCCTAAACTTCGCCAGTTCATTTATCAAGAGATCAAAAAGATTCTCATACAACAAGGGAAGTGGTGAATAGTAACTGGGCCCCTGGGATTGTCCCTATAGTATAAGCACAACACTCCTACCATGATCGTCTCCGAAGTCTACTCCTACCACACAAATTGGAAGGAAGGCAAAGTCAATCAAATGTGGATTGAACAGATTACTGATAAAGAGTGTGACAATCTTTATGTCGCTGTTGCACACAATCCTCACAATGGTTCCACAATGGAGATGAGCAACCCCCGCACATCTTACTACGAAACTCTACAATGGGTTCGCAACTGGTGTGGCACTTTCTGTATTCTTCCTGCCTGATTGATTATGAAGAACTATCGCCTGTTGATTGAGTACAAAGCCCCCAACAGTGCAGGGATTTGTTATGAAGAAAAGTTCATTCAGTCTCGTTCATCTTGTGGTAAAATCGCTGATGATTACCTAGCACAAGATCGCACAAATCTTATCCGTTCCGTTGAAGTTACCCCTGTTTGATTATGACTGACGGTTACACTTTCAATCGCGTTGATTTCACTGCTAATGAGGAAACTTGCATCCTGAAGTTTCTCAATCAAGCACGAGAATGTGGATTCCCAAGTGCAAACGAAGAATGGTATCCTGTGATTGATTCTATCTTTCAAAAGTTTTTCAATTCTAACATCAAAGAAGCCCAACCTTTCCAAACACTATGAAGTACATTGTTGATCTATACGTTGGTGGTAAAGTCTTCAAAGAAGAAGTACAAGCAACCAACCCAAAAGATGCGCGGGAAACAGCTCTCGCTCGCAATCCTAAAGCAAAAGTTGTTGGTGTCAATGTCAGTTTCCGATAATAACTGGGCCCTTGAGATTGTCCCTATAGTATGACACATTACAACCCTTACGTTCAAAACCTCATCGAGATGGGCTATGATGCCCAAGATTGTTACATGGTTGCTGCAGTTGGTGAATCGAATCCAACTTATCCGCGTAACATTCACGGTCGCATCTTTGAGACTGAAAAAGAATACAAAGATGCAGTCGCTGATTACATCAACGGTCTTTGAGTTACTGAAACTGGGCCCCTGGGATTGTCCCTATAGTATGAGCAACACTACCATGATCGAGTTTCCTACTCTCCAGTCTAAAGATGGCACAATGATTGTTGGTTTCTATCCCATTGAGGATTGTTCCAACTATACTCTCAAGGTTCTTTCTTGGAAGGGTATTGATACCATCTCTCAAAAGTGTCTGACCAAAAAAGATGCACAACGTGAGATCAATGAGCGTCTTGCAATGGATTATGTGATCACTGGCGATAACATTAACCTGGTGCAAGATTACAACTTTATGGCAGGTGCAGTTTGATGCAATTCCAAGTTACTGCAATCGAGTTTGATTTTGATGAAGATGATGACTTTCCTGAACATGAGTTTAGTAACATTACCGATGAAACTATCGGTATGATTTGGGAAGCTGATGATGAAGAAGATCTAATCGAAGAAATCACAGCTGCAACTGGTTGGTGCATCAAATCCATTGATTATCGTCACTTTCTGAAATGAAACATTCCAACACAGTTCGCATCATTGACAAACTAGGATTGTTTCCTGAGACTAGAGGAAAATCACGTTACATTTCCGTCAAAACATACAATCATGCCATGGAGATTGTAGACGAACAAAACAAGCTTGGCAACATTGCTACACTCATCAACTGGTGAGATTAACTGGGCCCCTGAGATTGTCTCTATAGTATGATCACTTACACCTCTCCTCTGACTTCTAAAGTCTATCAAATCGTTGAGACTTCACACACACGAAACGCATGGGATGCACAAGGTAATCTAACACCTTATGTGCAATCTGTCTTTGACATTTATTATGAAGGTCAGAAAGTACAGTTTGCATTGTCACAAGATCGCATTGCAGATAGTGTAGCACATCTTGAGAATCCTGGTCCTGATGTATCTTCCCGTTTCGATTGATGTCAAAAAGTCTTACATTCAAGTCACCCAGTAAGATGAAAACAATCCTACTGATCTTTATTGTTGCGATGATACTCTCACCTGGAGTTCGTAACATCACTGCAAACACATTACACACAGTTGCTGATATTATCTCTCCAGTCAGTAACTGAAACTGGGCCCGTCACATTGTCCCTGTAGTATAACCACAACACTTCCAACCATGCGTAAGATCGAAAAACTGATGAATGATGCTATCACTGCATCGAAAGACTGGAAACTTGCTAACACTGAAGTTATCACTGTTGATGATGTTTCCGAAGTGTATCTGCACAACAATCTGATTGCTAAGATTGGCGACACTTGGATGCAACTGTTTGATGGTGGTTGGCAATCTAACACCACAAAGTCACGTCTTAATGCACTTCTCCAAGCACATGGAATTGGCAATGAAAGTGTATTTCAAAAGAACTATGTTTGGCAGTTCCGTATGTCTGATGGAACTACAATTCCTTTCTTCTCTGGTATGCGTCTGAACTGATCTTATGAACAGAGAGCAACTCCAAATGAACGTAATTATCATTCTTGGAGGTATTATTTTTGCTGTACTTCTTCTTGGTATTATTAACGTTAGAAACACACAAGTAGAGGCACAATGTATAGAGAAAGGAGGACAAGTTATAGCAACTCCTGGTAAAGTTAGTTCCTGTCTTTATCCTACAAAATGATGTTCACCATCCGTTACTTTACGCCTTATCGACAACAATGGAGAACGCAATCATTCTCTACATTAGATGAAGCACAAAGGATGGTGCAATTCTATCTCTCTTGTGGAAGTCCTGCCGAACTGATTAACAACTGAAATCAAAATGATTGAAACTCTCCTAGCATCAATCATCGTTGGTCAAGTTATCATTGGTCCGAATGTTATCAAGACAGACTATCTAACTGATACACAAGAAGTTATCACTATCACCGAAACAATTCAAGAAGTTCCTAACTGAGTCTTTCACAATGTTACTCTCTAAACAGTCATTCAACGATCAACAAGTTCTGCCATTCATAGTAAAGAAAGAGAGTGAATATACAGAAGAAGGTTGTTACTCTCTTCATCTATTCTCCCGAATCGTTATGACTAAGGAAGGAAAGAAATACCGATACTTGCCACTCAGGTTTGAAGGTGAAGAAGCAAGATTCAAGAAAAGATCTGATGCAGAAGATTATGCAAGGTACAGATTAGCGATTGATTGATATAACATAGAGACCCTACTTCCAGGGTCTTTTTTTATGTCTTTTTTACCAATTTATAGTCAAAAATGTATTAAAACGATTAAAAAAGCCTTTTTTAATTATAGCTGGGAGATTTATTTGTGTGATCAGTATTGTTATCAAAAGGTGATAATGATATGAATTCGTATCAATTAAAGACCTTATTATACCCTTTTAATGTGCTCAGAGTCTTGTGATCTTACCGTGCATGAGCTTACACGAACACTCAGAATATGGCAACCCCCCGTCATAAAATCCCCACAATCCCCGCATAAAAATCCACCGACCCCTGATAAATACTCCCCAGGACGTTGACAATAATTCCCAGGTATCTTAGACTTACACAAGAACACCAACGGAGAAAGCTCATGTCAGTTGCGTATCGTCAAGCTCAGAAGCAACGTTATAGGGTCACTCTAGAGTTTGAGGTTTTTGAGGACTTCGACCCACATCAACTTGACTGGGAGAAGGTATTCAAATTGGAACCAGCTGAGAAGGTTTCGGCTTATGTGGAAGATCTCAGTCGTCCTGATAAGTGGTAACTCATACAGACTGAGTAAGACTATCTGGGCCCCTGAGAGTGTCCCTATAGTGTAAGGACAACCACGATTCAATGAGCACCACTTATCAGACCAACATTCAAGACGAGACCTATAACGGTTGGACGAATTATGAGACCTGGAATGTTGCTCTGTGGATCGGTAATAATGAGGGTCTTTATGACATCGCCCGTCTTTGTGATGATTATCAGGACTTCGTAGATTCCACCGAGAACTTTATCACCAAGACCCGTGATGGAGTATCATTTACCAGTGACAAGTTGAACTGGAATGAACTCAACGAACTGATTGAAGATCTCTGAGTTCGTTATCACTTAGTCTCACACAGTTACCAACACTCTGTTATGAACATTACCAAGATGAGTAACCTGGACCTTGCAATCGCTGAAGCACAAGGTAAGGTAACAGTCACACGGTTACCATCAGTGAAACCACGTAAGTCTGATCTGTGGTTGACTAGTACGAAAGGCGTGAGGACTAACACTAACCGTCAAGGACAGTCTACTCCTCAAGCAGCAATCGTCCGTTAGTCTTATACCAACTCCTGTCGCATGAGTATAAACTAGGCACCACACAGTTCACAACACTTTTCTTCTTTATTATGTCTAAGACCGTGATGCTTTCGATGCTGGCACAAGGTAACACTGGCAACGAGATTCTTTCGATTCTCGATGCACTCACCACTGATAATGTGAGTGGGTTTGATGTTATCGAAGGGCAACAGATTGAGAGTGCCCTTGGTATTCCTACTCTGGAGGAAATCGCGTTCTGATGTATACTGAGGGTGCTTCGGTGGTTGACACTGTGGCACCCTTATGTTATGATGGTGATTGAGCAGTTATGGCCGTGGCGTTGTTATAGCGTCGCGGTTGCGTTGTATTAACCCCCTAAAATAAAAAACGCTCACTACCCTAACCTACAGAGGTGACAAATCGACCGATAAATATCAATCTCATAAAAATTTTCCGGAGGTAAAAAATGGCGCCTAAGAAGAAAGCAAATTGTTATGGATGGGGAATCTTCGGAGGAAAACATAAAAAGAATAAGAGTTGCGCGACGGGGATCTTTAGAACTCCTGCACAGAAGAGAGCATCTTCAAAAAGAAAGAAAAGATGAGAAGAACCCCATATTGGAGTTTTTGGAAGGTTGTATTTGCTGGGTGGTTAATACGATATCCGAAGGTGGTGTTTATACCACTTGGATTTGTAATTGCAGTGATATATAATGCATTGACAAGATAAAAAAATTCCGGAAGATTTTTTATGGAAGCCAACGAAAAATTATATCACATCTACGCAAAGGACAAGTGCATATATCACAATCTCTCAGAGGGCAAATTCACTGAGACATGGGATATGTTACACAGAATGGTTGATTTACTTGATTTGAATATTGATAGTAATGATTTACAGTATGAGGAAGTAATTTTAAATAAACTGGTTACACAAAACTCATCATATTGACAAATCATAAATAGACGGATAAAATTGATCTGAAGGTTATTTTAACTTATGGCAAAAGGATTTACTGTTAAAGCGGCAGCACCCCAGAAATCGGCAGAGGACTGGGATTATGATGCAATTAAAGAACGAATGAAAGGGAAGAGTATTGTATTCTGTCTTCCTGGTCGTGGATGTTCTTTTATTTTCTTAAAAGCATTTGTACAACTTTGTTTTGATCTTGTGCAAAATGGAATGAGTATTCAAATCTCTCAAGATTATTCATCCATGGTTAACTTTGCACGTTGTAAGGTTCTTGGAGCAAATGTTCTTCGTGGACCAAAACAAGTACCTTGGGATGGAAAACTACAATATGATTATCAACTCTGGATTGATAGTGATATTGTTTTTGATTCTAACAAATTCTGGCAACTTTGTGATGTTGCTCTCAATGAACAAGGCGAAGAGAAGGAGATTGTCGCAGGTTGGTATGCAACTGAGGATGGTCACACAACTTCTGTCGCACACTGGTTGGAAGAGGATGATTTCCGTAAGAATGGTGGAGTGATGAATCATGAAACTGTGGAATCAATCAGCAAGCGTCGTAAGCCTTTCACTGTAGACTACACAGGTTTTGGTTGGGTACTCATCAAGAAAGGTGTCTTTGAAAATCTCGAATATCCTTGGTTTGCTCCTAAGATGCAAGTCTTTGAGTCCGGAGCAGTTCAAGATATGTGCGGCGAAGATGTCTCGTTCTGTCTTGATGCAAAAGAACAAGGATTTGAGATCTGGTGCGATCCTCGTATCCGTGTTGGACACGAAAAGACTCGTATTATCTGATGAATAAAACTTACAATCTTTTATACAAAGGTCGTAAAATTTATACAAATCTCACTATAGAAGACTGTAGTGAGATTCTTGAAGACTTCTCCGAACGTTATTTCTCGGGAGAAGACATTGATCCAAACTTAATTGAAATGGAGGAAATCTTAAATGGCTAAAGGTGGATCTAATAAGACTATTTTTGAACCAGGGGCGCCTAAGAAAACTCGTCAAGGACGTTCTGCTCGTACATTACTGAGTGCAACCTCTCGCAATGGACGTAAGAAAAGGTATAGAGGTCAAGGAAAATAATATAGATAGAGCAGGAAGAAATTCCTGCTTTTTTATTATCTACTTATGGCATACTTAAATCACAATCTTCCAACTATTACTTGTTACATTCGCAATGAGTTTTTGTATAATCACAAAAAAGGCCATGGTGAGGTAACTTTATGCGATGTACACTCTGTAGCGTCCTTAGAGAAACACGTACCCCTCTTTGAGGCGTTTCTTGAGAATGGGGTGAATTGGACAAGAAGACCTATTCATGCATTTTGTTGGAAACCTGATGCACCTGTTCCTGAGTTAGAGGAGTGTATGTGGTGGGATTGTTTTTCTCCTTATATTGATGTTCAAGTTCGTTCAAGACTTGCTAACTTACGTGCTGAATTGATTAATTATCGCGGAGAAAAGAACGAAGGAACTTATATGTTCACTCTTGATTGGTCATGGGAATCAAAATCTACCCTGAACACCAATTTCAGTGAGACTCCAGAACACAAATGTGCTCACTTTTTTAAGATGGACAATGGAAATTTCTACGCATATCCTAATAATAAGATATTATGGTATGATGATGCGTGGACAAAGAATAGAATTACCAAAAATCCAGGATATGAAATTGATTTAACAGAATATTCAGTCGAAAATCGTCGTAAAATTGAGACCTCGGATGATTTTATGTACGAAATTACAAAAATTCGGGATAGCAACCCCGTAAAAAGTTCTGATTTTAACGAATCAGGAGCAAACAATGACCAAAAAAGTCGATAAAGACCAAAATTTTATGAAAAATGAGTGGGGAACTCAGTATTTGTCAAGTGAATATGGCTGGGAAACACAAATTCAGAAGCAAAAGATGCTTCGTGAGATCGCAAACGACGAATTGACTCCCAAAAAACATGATTTTTATCATCAAAATGAAATTCATCAAAAAATTAGGAATGATGAAGACTATGATGATTGGGAATATGGCACTGAACCTCTTTACGAATCGAAAAATCCCTAATAAATAATACAGATTTTGTATTTTTTATGCCTGTAGAACGGGTAAGTAAGGGGTTTAAAGACCTCAGCATGTCATTTCAGATCAATCCGATCAATTATGATTTGATTGCCATTAAGAATGAGACTGCAATTGCCCGTTCTATTCGAAATTTGGTACTTACTTACCCAGGAGAGAGATTTTTTAATCAAAACTTGGGTTCAAAAGTAAGTCGTTCTCTTTTTGAAAACATTGATGATATTTCCGCATCGATCATTAAGGATGAAATAGAAAACACTATCAATAACTATGAACCTAGGGTCAATTTAATCGAGGTAATCGTTGACCCAGATTATGATAACAATAATTTTAATGTTACCGTTAATTATAATATTGTTGGAATTGATGTTCTTCCTCAACAGTTATCATTTGCACTACAGCCAACACGATAATGGCATTAGTAAATTTCACAAATCTAGATTTTGATCAAATTAAGACTTCGATCAGAGATTATCTAAGATCGAATTCGAATTTTAGTGACTATGACTTCGAAGGATCTAATCTTTCAACTTTAATAGACGTTTTAGCTTATAATACATATATTTCCTCATATAATGCTAATATGATTAGCAATGAGGTTTTTATTGATAGTGCTACTTTAAGGGAAAACGTTGTTTCTTTAGCAAGAAGTATTGGTTACGTTCCAAGATCAAGAACTTCTGCAAAAGCACTAATTTCATTCTTTGTTGATACTTCAACTCTTTCCACTAAACCACTAACACTAACACTCAAAAAAGGTATTGTTTGTACTTCATCTGCAGCTTTTGGTGGAGAAAGTTATACCTTTGCGATTCCTGAAGATACAACTGTACCTGTTGTAAATGGAATCGCATTTTTTAATGATATTCAGGTTTATGAAGGAACGTTTTTAACTTCTAATTTTACTGTAGAGTCAGAAAATCCTGCTCCACCACAAAGATATATTCTAGATAACGCAAATATTGATACTTCAACAATTTCAGTATCGGTTAGAAATACTCAATCAAGTAGTATATTAAAGAAATTTATTTTATCTGATAATTTATTTGAGGTAACTTCAACATCTAGAGTTTTCTTTTTACAAGAAATTGAAGATCAAAGATATGAATTGATATTTGGTGATGGAATATTTGGAGAAAAACTTCAAAGTTTAAATTTCATTGAAGTTTCATATATTACAACTAATGGTGAATCTGGTAATGGTGTTTCCTCCTTTACATTTAATGGAAGAATATTAGATAATAACGGAAATTTGGTAAGTAACGGAATTTCTCTTATTACTACAACGTCACCTTCCCAAGGAGGAAAGGAAATTGAATCTGTTCAATCAGTCAAAAATTATGCTCCAAGAATTTATGCTTCTCAAAACAGAGCAGTAACTTCAACTGACTATGAAACATTGATTCCAAAGATTTATCCAGAAACTCAATCAATATCCGTATATGGCGGAGAAGATTTAAATCCACCACAGTATGGAAAAGTCTTTATTTCCATAAAACCATTTTATGGACAATTCATTCCAAACTCCATTAAAGATAACTTAAAAAGAATTCTAAGAAAGTATAGTGTTGCTGGAATTGTACCAGAAATTATAGATTTAAAGTACTTATTTGTAGAAGTAAACACAACTGCATATTATAATCAAAATCTTGCTACTGGTCCAGATTTTGTAAAATCAATAATTTCGGATAATATTACAAAATATGCAAATTCGTCAGAGTTAAACAAATATGGTGCTAGATTCAAGTATAGTAAGTTCCAAAAAATAATTGATGACAGTCACGAATCAGTCACTTCTAATATTACAAAGGTAATTATACGAAGAGATCTTTCTGCTAGATTAAATACTTTAGCAGAATATGAAATTTGTTATGGAAATCCATTTCATGTGAAAGATTCTAATGGATACAACATTAAATCTTCAGGATTTAATGTTTCTGGAGTATCAGATACGTTATACATGTCTGATACTCCAAATGTGGGAGGTACTACTGGAGTTATTTTCTTCTTTAAAAAGATATCAGATACTCAGGGTGAAGTTGTTGTAAAATCTGCTGGAACTATTGATTATGAAAAGGGAGAAATATTACTAAATCCAGTAATATTCACAAATACATCTAAAAAATCTGGATCAGAGTCGATTATTCAAATTTCAGCGATTCCAAAGTCCAATGATGTCATTGGATTACAGGATCTTTATTTGCAACTAGATATTAATAACAGTGTTTTGAATATGTTATCAGATGATATTGCATCTGGATCAGATATTTCTGGTTCAACATATCAAACTACATCAAGTTACTCAAACGGGATTTTAGTAAGATCATAAAGATATGGTAGATACAAGAATTAAGATTAGTTCAGTTGTAAAAAATCAACTTCCTTTATTTGTAAAGGAAGAATTTCCTTTAGTTGAAGAATTTTTAACTCAATATTATGAAGGACTAGAATTTCAAAGCGGATCTCTTGATATTTTACAAAATATTGACATATATTCAAAATTAGATGAATTAACTAATCTTGTTGAATCTACAACTACAACGAATTCAATATCTTTTTTTGATGATGTAATCCCAGTAACTAATACTGATGGATTTCCGGAGTCTTATGGTCTAATTAAAATAGACTCTGAGATTATTACTTACACATCAAAAACTCCAACATCTTTTAATGGGTGTATTAGAGGATTTAGTGGTATAACCTCATATAGATCCAATTTACAGACAGATCATCTTGTATTTTCGGAATCAGAAGTTTCTGAACATTCTAATGAATCTGTCGTAGAAAATTTAAGTGTTCTTTTCTTAAAAGAATTTTTCAAAAAGATCAAATATCAAATTGCTCCAGGATTTGAAGATAGAGAATTTGATTCTGATTTAAATGAAAGATTATTCTTAAAACAAACAAAAGATTTTTATTCATCAAAGGGTACAGATAATTCCTTTAAGATTTTATTTGGAGCATTATATGGTGAAAATGTAGAGGTAATCAAACCAAGAGATTATCTCTTCAAACCATCAGACGCACAATATCGCGTAACTAAAGATATTGTTGTAGAATCAATTGAAGGAAACCCATTAGATCTTGAAAATAGAACTTTATTTCAGGATGAAACGGATTTTATCAAAAAAGCTTACGGATCAGTAACTAAAGTTGAAAAACTTGTCAGAGGAGATAAAGAATATTATGTTTTAAGTTTAGATTATGATTATAATAAAGATATCAGTGTTTCTGGATCTATTTTTGGTGATTTTTCAATACATCCCAAAACTAAATTAACTTCAAATGCTATTATTGGAAATAATGTTTTAGATGTAGATTCAACAGTTGGTTTTGGTACTAGTGGTTCTTTAATTGCATATTTACCAAATGGAACATCCAATACAATAACCTATGAATCAAAGTCACTGACACAATTTTTTAATTGTTCAGGAATATCTCAAGATTTATTGGCAGGCCAAGAGATTTCTGATGATTCATACGCATATGGTTATGTTGGACTAACAACAAATAATCCAGTAAAAGTTAAAGTAACTGGAGTTTTATCTCAACTCAATATTCCACAAACAAATAGATATTATTCTGAAGATTCTATCATCAGAATTAAAACACTAGGAAAAGAAACAACAAATCTTAAAGAAAATAACTGGTTTTTCAATATTCCAGTAAAATACAACGTTAAAAATATTTCTTTACTTGATATTTCAAATTATTCTTATAGCATTACAACCGTAGATAATTCAAATATATTAATCGGCGATAATGTTAAATTAGTTTCTAATGAGATTGATTTAACTTTAACAGTATCAAATATAATTTCCAAGAATACATTTATAGTTAATGCAGGTCGTATTCTAAATCCATCTATCTTATATACGGTAGAGAAGTTAATATCGAAAGTTAAATTTAAAAATTATCCAGAGTTGAACGTTTATACTTCAAACGTTCAAAACGTTTATGTAGATAATAATAATGATTTAATTGTAACATCTAACTCATTACCAAATTATCTTGGTCAAGATTTATCAGTAACGGATAGATCTATAACTTTCTCTGGATCTTTTACTGGAGAAGAATTAAATATAGGATCTCATGGATTTTATACCGGAGATGCAGTATTTTACTCTGCAGGAAGTGAAACAAATTCTTTAAATATTGAATCTGGAATATATTTTGTTAAAAAAATAAACAATACAACCATTAAACTTGCATACAGTAGAGCAAATATTCATAATGGTAAGTTTATTAATCTTAGTGGTACAGTTTTAAATAATAAAATTGAATTATACAATTTCTATTCAAAGAAAATACAACCACAAAAACTTTTAAGAAAAGTCTCAAACCCAGTAAGTGACTCTCTAATTTATTCAACTGAACCTGGTCCAGTTGGCATTTTGATAAATGGTGTTGAAATTTTAAATTACAAGTCAAAAGACGCTGTATATTATGGACCTATAGAATCTATAGATGTAATCGCAGAAGGAGATGGATATGATGCGATTAATCCCCCAACACTATCAATTGAAGATTCTACTGGATCTAGTGCTAAAGGATTCTGTGAAGTACATGGAATTTTAGACAGAGTAGATGTTATTGATGGTGGATTTGATTATGTGACTGAACCTATCATCAATATTATTGGTGGTAACGGATTTGAAGCCAAAGCTAAAGCAAATTTACTTACATTTGAATATTCTGTAGATTTAAATGCAGATTCTAGTTCTGGATTAGTCAATCTTACAAATAATACTGTAGGATTTTCTAGTTATCATAAATTTAGAGATGGTGAAAAAATAGTATATGAAACATTTGGACAAAAAGGAATTGGTGGTCTTTCCACAAATTCGACTTATTATGCATCTGTTCAAGACCAATATACAATCAAATTACATAAAAATTATGATGATGCTATAGTAGGAATTAATACAATTGATATTAATTTGCATGGAAACGGTGTACATCAATTTAAATGTGTAAATTTAAAAAATAAAATTGGAAGTGTTAGTGTAGTTGATAGAGGTATTGCGTATAAGAATAGAAAAACAACTACAACAGCTGTTGGAATTGATACTTTTAATAGTTTAATAAGAATTGAAAATCACGGATATATTGATGGTGAAGTAATTCAATATCAAAGTGAGGGTACACCAGTTGGTGGCCTAACAAATAATGAGTTATACTACTTGACTAAAGTTGATGATAACTCATTTAAGTTATCAAACATTGGTGTTGGATCAATTTCAAAATATTTCTACTTTGACACTTCTCAGTATGTTTCATTGACTTCCGTTGGAGTAGGAACTCATATATTCAATCATCAACCAATAGTTGTCACAGTATCTGGTGAGATTGGAGTTTCAACTAGAACAGGACAAAAATTTGATGCTGTTCTTCAACCGATCTTCAGAGGGCCAATAAAATCTGTTTTTGTCTCTGATGGTGGAAAAAACTATGGATCAGAAGAAATTCTGAATTACAATAGACAACCTTCATACACTTTAAATTCTGGTTCTGGTGCTTCCGCAGTTCCTGTAATAAATGATGGAAAAATTACAGAAGTTGTTGTTCTTGATGGAGGTAGTAATTATAATGCTCCACCCGACTTGCAACTTATAGTCCAAGGAATGGGGGTTGGTGCTATTTTAACACCAGTAGTACAAGATGGTGTACTAACGGAAGTTAAAGTTGTTTATGGTGGTGTAGGATATGGAACCGACAGTGTTAAAATTGAAGTAATTTCTCCAGGATCTGGAGCAAATTTAAACTTCCAACCAAAACAATGGACAGTCAATTTAGTTGAAAGATGTATTCAATCAAATCAAATAACAGATGATGATGGAATTGTTGATACCAGTATTAATAGTTCCTATGGATTAGAGTATGGACATTCATACTCTCCAAGAAAGTTAAGACAGTCTGTTACAACAACTAGACTAGTCAATGGAGTAAAGACATATATTCCTGATCTTATCATACAAAATAATAGAGAAATCAATTCCACATCACACTCTCCAATTATTGGATGGGCTTATGATGGAAATCCAATTTATGGACCATATGGTTATTCATCGGAAACTGGAGGAGTAATAAAACAGTTATCTACTGGTTATGGACTTTCCAATTTAAATTCAAGACCAAGTTCTTCAATCTATCCATCTGGATTTTTTGTAGAGGATTATGAATATAAATCAACAGGAGATCTTGATGAATTTAATGGCAGATTCTGTATAACTCCAGAATTTCCAAATGGAGTTTATGCATATTTTTCCACTATTGATACAAATGTCCAATCAAGTGGTCCATTTAAAAATTATAAGAGACCAGTATTTCCATATTTTATAGGAAATGAATATAAGTCTAAACCAATTGATTACAACTATAATGTTTCTTCAAACCAAGATGAAGTTGATTTAATTAAAACAGGTTGGTTAAGAAATACTTCACCATATAATATAAATTCATCTAATAGTGATTATAGATTTTTAAATTATCCCAATAAAATTAAAAATCAAAACACTAAAGTTAGATACGCAAAATCAGGAAAAATCTCATCCATTGGGATTTCTTCTGGAGGTAACAACTATAGTGTAAACAATCCAATAATATTTGACAATACAGGAACAGAAGGATTTAACGCAGCTGCAGTTGTTTCTAGTATAAAAGGCAAAAAGATAAATTCTTTAATCACAGAAACTACAACTGCGAACGAAGTTGAATTCGTTCCATTTACATCTAATAATAAATTTATTGGTTTTGCAACTTCTCCACATAATTTATCAAATAGAGATTTTGTAAGAATTAGTGGATTAAGTACAGATAATAGTGGTCTCGATGGTAATTTTACAATTGGCGTTAGTACTAATAATTTTGTTTTACAATCATCAATAGGTTCTTCAGTATCTACTGGTATAGTCACATATTTCAATGTATATGGAACCCTAACTTATCCATACATTAATGTTAATGATATTTTCCAAATAGATTCCGAACTTGTAAAGGTTTTATCCATTGATTCAATATCTTCTAGAATTAAAGTTTTAAGATCATATAATAATACTGTTGGAACTTCTCATAGTGCATCAACTGTGTTGTATGAGAAAACAAGGAAGTTTACAGTTGATGTTGGTGTTACAACTTCAAGTTCTTCATACTCACTGAATAAAACCATTTACTTTGATCCATCAGAATCTTTAGGGATTGGAACAATATCTGGAGTTGGTATTGGAAATACAATTTATTTCTCGAATCCTGGAGTGGGAGTAACTTCTCTATTTGTTCCAACTAAGTCAATTTATTTAAAAGATCACAATTTACAAACGGGAGTTCAATTAATCTACTCCACAAATGGAGGAACATCAGTATCAATTTCTACTGATGGAATTAATTCAACTCAGTTATCTGAAGGTCAAGTTGTATACGCTGCAAGAATTTCAAATGATCTTATTGGAATTTCGACTCAACAAGTTGGATTGGGATCAACTGGAACCTTTGTTGGAATTAATAGTAGTGTAAATGTTAGTACACTTTATTTTACTGGTATTGGATCCGGAAATAATCACTCATTTAAAACAATTTATAGTAATGTTTTAACTGGAAACGTTCTCAAAAATAAAGTAGTAGTATCAACTGCAACTACCCATGGATTGTCTTTAAATGACACAGTAAACATTAAGTGTGTTTCTGGAATTTCTACAACATATGCAATATCATATAATGATACAAATAGAAGACTTGTAGCAAATCCCAAAACTTTTGCTTCCGGAAACGTTAATATTTTAAACAACACTATTCGTATCGATAGTCATGGATATATTGATGGACAAAAAGTAATACATACATCCACATCTCCTTCGGGAGGTCTTGAAAATGAAAAAATTTACTATGTGGTTGTTGTAGATGAAAATAATATTAAATTATCATCAAGTTACTATAATGCAACATTAAGTAATCCCAGAGAAATTAATATTATTAGTTCTTCTTCTGGCACTTTATATTCAGTAAATCCCCCTATTACTATTATTAGGAATCAACCTGTAATTTTTGACTTGTCAGATTCTTCTTTATCTTATACAAAAAATTCCACAAAAATTCCAGCGTTTGATTTAAAATTATACTATGATAGAAACTTTATTAATGAATTCAAATCTACATTAAAACAAAATAGTTTTGAAGTTGTAAGAGAAGGTATTGTGGGAGTTGATTCTACAGCAAAATTAACTCTTAATCTATCCGATAATATTACCGATAATCTTTATTATAAATTGGCGGTCGTTGATATTGATAATACTCCTTCTACTAAGAAGGAAATAGTAGATGACTTTGAAGTTATTGACTCCAACTCTTTGATTGTTCAAAATAGTTCTTATTCAGGGACTCATAGAATAGTTGGAATAGGAACTACATCATTCACATTTAACATTCTAAACAAACCAGAAAAAAATTCTTACCTTCCAACAGAAGCTAAAATTGAATATACAACAAAATCACTGAGTGCTTTAGGTGAGATTAATGAGTTTTCTGTTAAGAATTTAGGTTCAAATTACAAATCTCTTCCTGGCATAACTTCCGTATTTTCCACTTATGGATCAAATGCGATTGTTTATCCTGTCAGTGAGGACATTGGAAATATTTCTTCTTATGAAATAGAAGATATTGGATTTGACTATTCAATTGATTCCTCTGTAAGACCCGTTGCTCTTCTACCACAACTATTAAAACTGAATAATCTAGCATCTTTTAAAGAGATTGGAATTAGTTCGGTTGGTAAGAATTATTCAATTGCACCAGATTTGGTTGTTATTGATGGAACTACTTCAAAAGTGGTAAATGATATTTTATTGTCTTATGATATAAACAACAATGAAATCAGAATTATCAAAAATACAAAGGGAATAAGCAACTCCAAACCAAGGATTGTTCCTATTAATAATTCAAATGGGGTTGGTATTAGTTCTATTATTTTTGATAATGTCACTAAAGATGTTACGGTTGGTTTAGCTGTCAGTTATAGTTCTTCTTCAGATTACCCATTTGCAGTAGGTGATAAAGTTTTAGTTGAGAATACTAGTGTAGGTGTTGGTTCAACTTCTAGAGGTTACAATTCTGTTGCTTACAATTATTCTTTATTTACAATAACATCTATTGATCCAAACATTGGTGGTGCAAACGGAACAATAACTTATAGTTTAAAGGATTACTTAAGATCAAACGAAAATCCAGGTATTTTCAATGCAACCAATTCTGCTGGAATAATTGTTCCAGAGAAATATTTCCCAATATTTAATCCCGTTTTACAAAAGAATGAATTTTTACTTGGAGAAACAGTAAGATCTCAAAATTCTTCAGGTGTGGTTGAAAATTGGGATAGCAGAAATGATATTTTAACAATATCATCATCTCAAAATTTTGAAGTTGGAGATTTTATTATAGGAAGTACATCAGATTCTCAATCAACAATATCATCAATTGAAACTTTTGAATGTGATTATGTCGTATCTTCATCATCAATAGTTAGAAAAGGATGGAATCTCGAAAGTGGGTTCTTGAATAATGGATTACAAAGATTGCATGATAATGACTATTATCAATATTTCTCATATTCTATTAAGTCAAAAGTAGAGTATGAGAAATGGAATGATACTGTTAGTAGCTTAAATCACACCGCAGGATTTAAAAAATTCAGCGATCTGATAATAGATTCAAAAGATGATGCAAATACGGGTATTAATACAGAACAAAATAAAGGTGATTTTACAGGTCTTGCAGATATTATTTCTGTTATAGATGTAAATTGTGTCAATGATTTTGACCTTGCTACAGAAAAAACTCTTAATGTGACACCTTCTATTTCTAAAGAAGTTATTTTTAGAACAAAAATACTTCAGGATTATATTGAATCTATTGGAAATAGAGTTTTAAAAATAGATGACATAAGTAAGGATTTTAATAGTAATCCAAGAAGCACTCCATTTAGTGTAATTGATAGTTTTAATTTAGAAGATGCGAGATCACTAAAGGTTATTACTTACGTAAGAGATAAAAGGTTTACTTCTGAAAGACAAATCTTACTAGTTACATTATTTGCAGATAATTCTAATGCCTACATCAATCAATATGGAAGAGTTGAAACTGTGGCAGATATGGGATCTTTTGACTATGAAGTATCTGGTACAGAAGGAGTAATTAAATTCTATCCAGTAGATTATACAGTCAATAACTTTGATATTAGTCATGCTTCATACAATATAAAAGATATTGCTTCTGGAATAGGAACTCTGGATCTTGGAAGTACTGTTCAAATTAAGACTTCAAATCTAACCATACCTTCTGGAACTTCATCGACTACAACTATAGTTGGTATAGCTTCTACTTATAGAGCTTCTAAACTTTTAGTTGAATTAAGTAATGCAAATAATTCATATTGCGAATTTAATGAGTTTACTGTCCTTCATGATGGAACTAATGTAGAACTTCTTGAGTATGGAAGATTAAACACGGGAACTGGTTATGGAATTGGAACTTTTGGAGCAAGTCTTTCTGGTTCTAATTTAATTTTAGATTTCACTCCAAATACTTCTTTAGCGTCAACTATAACTGTTGATTCTGTAAGGATTTCTATAGCTTCTACACAATCTACTGGAGTTGGCACAGTTAGAATGAATTCAACCTCATTAAATTCATTCTACACTGCAATTGGATCAACTTCATCACCAACTTCTAATGTTATTTCATCATATAGTGATCCACATAGTTGTGCATATTACGTTGTTTGTGTTGAGGATACTACCAACAATGAATATCAAGTTTCTGAAGTAATTGTTGTTGATGATGGATCTACTGCATCTATAACAGAATTTGGAGAAATCTTAACCAGTAATACTCTAGGAACAATTGGTGCTGGAGTTACTAATGGAACAACTGAATTATACTTTACTCCAATACCAAATATTAATACACAAGTCAGAGTATTCCAAAATTCACTCAGAACTGTTGATGATACAAATACCTTAACTTTAATAGATTTAAATAATGCAACTATTAACAGTGGAAGTGGTAATTATAGAGGAACTTTTAATGATATTAAGAGGTCCTTTGATTTAACTCATAATTTATCTCCAATATTCAAAAAGGTATTTGATGGTAGTGATTCAAATATTGTTGAAGTTGACCAAAACACTATAACTATTCCAAATCATTTCTATGTGAGTGGAGAAGAAGTAACTTATGTAAATCCTGGTTATGGATCTTCTCAAGCAATTGGCATATCTACAGTTGACACTGGAATTGTTGGTATAGGAACAACTGATAAACTACCATCAACAGTATATATTGTCAAAGTTGATGATCTAAAAATTAAGTTGGCTTCATCTGCACAAAATGCATTAAAATCAACTCCAATTGTATACGATTTTACATCAGTAGGAATAGGCACAACTCATACATTTTTAGCTAAAAATCAGAATTCAAGAGTTATTGTTGGAATTGATAATGTTATCCAATCTCCTATTGTTTCTACCTCAGTAACTACAACTGTAGTTCAGAATATTTCATCGATAGACGACGTTGTTAAATTTGCCGGAATTACATCTATTTTTGGTGGAGATTTGGTTAAGGTTAACAATGAAATAATGAAAATAAGAAGTGTTGGATTTGGAAGCACCAATTCCTTCCTTGTTGACAGAGAATGGATGGGAACAGGACTATCAACTCATGCATCAGGATCTTTAGTGACTAAGATTTATGGAAATTATAATATTGTAGAAAACACCATTAATTTTGCATCACCTCCGTATGGTGCTATTCCTATAGGAACAGTAACTAATCCTCCAAGTGAAAGAGACTATTCTGGAATAACCACGAGTTCTAGTTTTAGTGGCAGATCTTTCCTAAGGTCTTCAATTAAAAATAGTTCTATAGAACCTTATTCTAAGAATTACGTCTATGATGATATTTCATCTAAATTTACTGGAATAACCACAGAATTTAGACTCACTTCATCAGGAAATAATGTTGGTGGAATATCCACAAGTAATGCCATAGTTTTGATCAATCAAATATTCCAACAACCACAAAGACCCGGCGGATTAATTAACATTGAAGGTAACTACACACTAAGAGAAAGTGTTGGAATAACAAGCATTCAGTTCACTGGTTCAATAACATCAACTTCAAGTGATATTAACACCTCAAATGTTCCAACTGGTGGTATTATTGTTTCCGTAGGTTCATCGGCAGGATTTGGTTATCAACCTTTAGTATCTGCTGGCGGTACTGCTGTAGTTTCTGGACTTGGAACTATTTCTTCAATTAGCATAGGAAACAGTGGATCTGGTTATAGATCTGGAATACAAACAGTAAATGTTGGTGTTTATACTGGAGGTTTAGGAATAGTTGATGTTCATTATGTTGGGGTGGCAACTGTTGTTAATGGTCATGTGACTGGAGTATCAATAACAAATCCTGGAACAGGATATACAACAACAAATCCACCACTAGTATACTTTGATTATCCATTATCATACACTAATCTACCAGTAGTTTATAGTTCATCTTCGGTTCAGGGATCTGGATCAAATGCAACAGTTGATATTGTAGTTGGTCAAGGATCAAGTGTAATTGATTTTGAAATCAAAAATCTTGGTTATGGTTATGGTCAGGGAGAAATTCTTACAGTTTCAATTGGTGGCACTGTAGGCATACCAACAAATACTTCTATTCCATTTAATGAATTCCAAATTTTTGTTGATAAAGTTCAAAATGATGAGTTTTCTGCTTGGTCAATTGGAGATTTGCAAGTAATTGATAGTTTAGATGAACTATTTGATGGTGTCACCAGATCATTCCCAATAAAAATTAATGGTCAGCAAACATCAATAAGAACTAAATTTGGATCTAATATCAGTGTTGAAGATACTCTATTAGTCTTTATAAATGATATTCTACAAGTACCTGGAGACAGTTACACATTTGCTGGTGGAAGTTATATTACGTTCTTATCTGCTCCAAAATCAGGAGATAAATCAAACATCATCTTCTACAGAGGAACTGGTGATGTAGATACCCTAAACGTTGATATTTTAGAAACTGTTAAACCAGGAGATACTATTAGACTAAATGATGATAATATTTCCTTTAAAGAAAATTCCAGAATTGTAACAAATGTAAACTCAACTGACAGTGTGTTTACAAATCCATATCTTGGTCCAGGAATTTCTTTAAACGAAACATATCCTAGACCTCTCATATGGTGTAGACAAACAGAGGACAAATTTATTGAAGGAAAATTTGTTGCAAAGGATAGAGTTCAATATGAACCTTTAGTTCAACCAGTGACAAATCTAATTCAAAGTGTTGGTGTTGGTTCTACAGTATTTTTTGTAGAAAATGTCAAAACTTTCTTTGATAACAATAAAGAAAATACCACTAACCAATTTAGATCAAAAATAAGAATAATCTCTCAAGATCTTATTGTTGGTGCTTCAGCGACTGCTGTTGTTTCCTCTGCAGGTACAATTTCTTCCATTGTGATTTCTGAAGGTGGAGTTGGATACACAACATCTCCTAGCGTATCAATTTCCAATCCCACAAATACCTTTATTCCCGCTACAGGATCTATTGAATCTATATCATATTCAAATAATGGAACTGTGGGAATGACGACATATTTTAGTGGAGATGTTGATGATACTTCTTGGAATATTACTCTTCCATTTGAAATTGACTTTTTAGGATCTCGTTATTCTAACGTGTATTTGGGATCTAATGGATATATAACTTTTGGTGGAGGATCTGCACAATATAGTGGAATTTTACCAAACTCTCCATCACTACCAGGAATTCATATTAATCCAGGAGATAGAAGAGTTACTAACATCTATACATTATCATATGGTTCAAATTACAGAATAAGAGTTGAGGGATATAATTATTCTTCTTCCCCATCATCAACTCCATTTAAATATGAAATCATATTCACTAGTGGACAAAATTATATTGAAATTAACCTTGTTCAAATATCTTCTAACGTTATTGGAGGAATAACTGACGGAAGACAAACTCAGTATATAAGTCAATTTAGATCTGCATCTGAAAACTCCTATAGATTCTATACTTCATCATTCTCTCTAAATCAATATAGAAATAATGCAATTGCTTCTGCTTCTATATCATCTGGTATCGTAACTTCGATTACATTAACAAATCCAGGCAGCGGATATACAAATACAAATCCTCCTTCAGTTTTAATTGAACAACCAGGTGCTTCTGGTTATTATGAAGATATTGAAAATGTTTCATACACTGGAGATTTTGGAATAATTTCTGGAATTAATACTGTTTCTGTTGGTGTGGCTTCAACTGGAATTGTGTTTGATCTTTTCATACCTACAAATTCTTATCTAAGAGATTCTTCCATAGTTGGATCTGCTATTACTGTAAGTGGAATTCAAACAGGTTATTACTTTGTTGTTAATAGATCTAATGTTGGTAATGGACTTACTTCTCTATATCAGAATGGTTCTGTTATTGGATTTGGGACCTCATTCATAGATAATGTTTACGAAGTTGCTTCTGTTTCTATTGCACAAACTGCTGTTCCTGGTGTGGGTATAACAGCAGTTGCAAAAGTTACAGTGAGTGTAAAAGGTTATAATGGTCTTTCTGGAATAGGTTATAGCAATTTCTACGGCGAATATAGTTGGGGAAGAATAGAAGCTTCAAATAGAATTGGTGCAAAATCATTTAATGTCTATAACAATGCTCTATTGGGAATTTCAACTTCCCCACTTATCGAAAGAGTAAATCCATTGAGATACTTAAATTATAACTAATAAATAAATAAAAAACCGTATAAAATGTCAGCAATTATAACTGATCAATTAAGAATATTGAATGCAAAAAGTTTTGTGTCTGCTGCCACAACAGACACAAATTCTTTTTATGCTTTTGTTGGCCTTCCAAATGCTTCGGATTATCAGTCTAATTGGGATTCTTTACCTCCTGCTCCTAAAGATAACTTCGACGAAGAGAATAATTATTGGGATAATATAATAGCAGTAAAAAAAATATTAAGTGGTGATGTAAGACAAGTAATTAGAAAAATTACTTGGTCATCAGGAACAACTTATGATATGTATCGTCATGATATAAGTAGAACAAATACCTCTAAACCATCTGGAGCAACTAGTCTATATTCTGCAAATTATTATGTCGTAAACGAAGATTATAAGGTTTATATTTGTCTGCATAATGGAATTGACCCAGAAAATCCAAATGGAAAACCATCATTAGATCAACCAACCTTTACAGATCTTGAACCAAGATCTGCTGGAAGTAGTGGTGATGGTTATATTTGGAAATATCTTTACACCATAAAACCAAGTGATATTGTCAAGTTTGATTCTACAAACTATATGCCAGTTCCTAGGGATTGGGAATCTAGTTCAGAAAATTCATCGGTTAGAAACAATGCTGCAACAAGTGGTCAACTAAAAGTTGTTACTATTGCAAGTAGAGGTGTTGGTTTAGGGACTGCAAATAGAACTTATACAAGAGTTCCTATTAGAGGAGATGGTTCTGGAGCTGAAGCAACTATTTCAATTAATAATGAATCTAAGGTTAGTAATATTACAATTTCCAGAGGTGGATCTGGTTACACTTATGGAACAGTAGATTTAGTTGCTGGAGGTGTTCCAACTGGTTCAACTTCTCCAGTTTTTAATGTAATAGTTCCACCTCAAGGAGGACATGGGGCAGACATTTATCGTGAACTAGGTGCTTATAATGTTTTGGTATATTCTAGGATTGAAAATGATATAGAAAATCCCGATTTTATTACTGGAAATCAAATTGCAAGAGTTGGAATTATAGAAAATCCAGAATCCTTTAATACATCAACTCTTTTAACTCAAGAAAAAGCAAGTGCAGTTTATGCATTAAAACTAACTGGTGTTGGTTATAGTAGTGCAACTTTTACTTCAGATTCAAGAATAACCCAAACTATAGGAGTAGGATCTACTGCTGTGGGTAGGGTTGTTTCTTATGACCAAAACACAGGAGTCTTGAAATATTGGCAAGACAGAAGTTTGGTTGGTTTTAATACAAACGGAACTCAAAATACCTCCCCCACATATGGATTTAATCTAAACAGATTTACTTCAAATATTGGTAATGGTGGTTCATTTAATATCATAGGAGGAAGTGTAACATTAGGAATAGACACTAATTTTAGTGGTGTATCTACATCAATAAATAGTAGAACATACTATCTTGGTCAAACTTTTACTAATGGAGTTTCAAATCCTGAAGTTAAAAAGTATTCTGGAAATATAATTTACGTTGACAACAGACCATCAATCACAAGGTCTATAAATCAAAAAGAAGATATCAAAGTTATTTTGCAATTCTAAAGAATCATGCCACAGAAAACAAACCTTAATGTTTCTCCATATTTTGATGATTATGATTCTAACTCGTCATATCATAAAGTTTTATTTAAACCAGGATATCCAGTTCAAGCTAGAGAACTAACAACTCTCCAAAGCATACTACAAAACCAAATCGAACAATTTGGAACTCATACTTTTACCGAAGGGTCAGTTGTAATACCAGGCGCACTAACATATAGAAACGATTTAAATGCAGTAATTCTTGAAAATAATATATTAAGTATTAATATTGAATCATATTTACCTTATTGTATTGGGAAGGTTGTAAGAGGACAATCGACAGGTATTAGAGCTAGAATAGATTCTTATCTAAGTTCAACAGTAACTGAAACTGGGAATACAACAATATATGTTACATATTTAAATTCAGATTCGGTAACAAATTCACAAAAAGTTTTTTCAAATTCAGAAAACTTAATTGTAGAAGAAGATATTTTTCAGCAAGAAGAAGATGGTAGTTCTCCAACTATTCTTTTAAGAGGTGGAGATTTACTTGCAAAAACAATAAGTAACAATAGTTCCGCCGTAGGATCAGCAGTATACTTAACAAAAGGTGTATATTTTGTAAGAGGAAATTTTGTAAACGTATACGACGATTTTCTTGTAATTTCACAATACTCTAATATTCCTAGCGTTAAAATAGGATTTAAAGTAGTTGAAGGAATTGTCAATTCTTATGAAGATGAAACCTTAAATGATAATGCTCAAGGATTTTCAAATTATGCTGCTCCTGGAGCTGATCGTTTAAGGATAACTCTATCTTTAACATCATTACCAATAGACTCTACAGACACTGGTGATTTTATTCAACTAAAGGAAATTAGAAATGGTGTTGAAATTACATCAAGAAATTCTCCACAATATAATATTCTATCTCAAGAATTTGCAAGAAGAACCTTTGATGAATCTGGAGATTATTATGTAAAAAAACCAACTATCAAAGTTGCAGAAACCTTAAATGATTTAAAAGGAAATGGTGGTATATTCCAAGAAAATTCTTTAACATATAACAATAATGCACCTTCTGATGAATTAGGAACTTATGTAGTATCTCCAATCAAGGCTTATATAAGAGGTTATGAGGTAGAAACTATATCCCCAACTTACCTTGACTTCAAAAAACCAAGGGATACTAAACTTTTAGAGAATCAAAGTTTTAATTATGTAACAGGTCCAACTTTCACATTAAATAGAGTTCATGGATCTCCTATTATTGGACTGACAACAAATTATACAGTTTCCTTAAGAGATAGTAGAGTTGGTCTTGCTTCAACTGCAGCTCCAGGAAAAGAAATTGGATTGGCTAGAGTTTATGACTTTGCTTTAGAATCTGGATCATACAGTTCTGCACTACCATATTCCAATGAATGGGATATAACTTTATTTGATTTACAAACTTATACAGAAATTTCTGTAAATGAACCAATATCTTTAACAGTTCCTACTCATATTAAAGGAAAGTCTAGTGGAGCAACTGCATACCTAAGATATTCTACAACTAATTCTGGAATACTTACTGCTTATAATACTCAAGGATCTTTCCTAATAGGAGAAAGACTTATTTTTGATGGAATAGAAAATACTAGGGTTTCTACTGCGTTAACATCGTTCTCAGAAAATGATGTTAAATCTTTGTATGGTGTAGTTGGAACAGCATATACTTTTACCGCAGATTTAAAACAATATTCCGGATATCAAATTGGTTTAGCAAATATATCAGCTGCAAGTGGTGGTGTCAGTACTGTTACTTCAACAAATTCAGTATTAGTTGGAATTGCAAGTTTAGGTAACTTAGTATCATTTAGTAATCCAGGACTTTCTTTACCCACTTACGCCAAAATTACTGGATTAGGTCAGAACACTCTTACTATTAGTGGAGTCACAACAGTAGCTGGAGTTTGTGATGGTGGATTGCCCACCGTAACTATTAATCCATCAGATTTTACTATTTTAAATTCAAAATTACAATCTTCAGTAGATAATACTTTATACACTGTATTACCTAAACAGAATGTATCAGATGTTGATCTGACAAATTCAGAATTAACTATTAGAAAACAATTTGATGTTTCAATCTCAGGAAATTCTACAAATACAATAACTGCTTTAGAAACAGAAACTTTCTTACCATTTGATGAAGAAAGATATGTTCTGGTAAACAAAAATGGTGTTGTAGAAGAATTAACTCCAGACAAATTTGTCTTTACCAATGGATCAAGAAGTTTAACAATAAAAGGTCTATCATCTTCGGGAGAAGCAAAATTAATTGCTACTCTCCGAAAAATAAAAGTCAAATCAAAAATAAAATTCAAGAACAAAGTAAAGACGATTGTTGTTGATAAGTCAAAATATGAATTCTCAGGAACAGGAACTACAACAATTAATGATGGATTGGTTTATGGAAACTATCCATATGGAACCAGAGTTCAAGACGAAGATATCTGTCTACTATATCCAGATGTAACAAAAATATATGGAGTTTTTGAATCTGATGATACTAATTCTCCAAATCTACCTAGTTTACAATTAACTTCTTTCACCGGACCAACATCAAAAACTGGTGACTTGATTCTTGGTGAAGAGTTAGTAGGAAATTTGAGTCAAACAGTTGCAATATATTCTGAAAAAATCAATGATTTGCAAGTTGGTTTTATATATTTAAATTCTTCCACCTTTATTGAAGGAGAAGAAGTTACATTTAAAGAGTCTGGTATTAAAGCAATAGTTACGTCAGTTAATAATGGTGATAATAATATCACATCAAACTTCACCTTTATAAATGGACAAAAAAATACAATATATGATTACTCAAAATTAACAAGAAATAAAAATACAAAAGAACCAACTTCAAAACTGAAAATCGTTTTTGAATACGCAGAATTTTTATCTTCAGACAATGGAGATATCACAACTGTAAATTCTTATGAGCAGTTTGACTATTGTGATATTCCAAATATTAATGGAATTAAAAATTCAGACTTGATTGATATAAGACCTAAGGTTTCCAACTTTTCAATATCTGAGGGATCTAGATCTCCATTTGAATTTTTAGGTAGAGATTTTAACAATTTTAATAACTCCGCACCAAATATTTTAGCCTCTGATGAATCATCTGTTATAAATTATTCATTCTATTTACCAAGAATTGATAAAATATACCTATCAAAAGATGGTATTTTCCAAATAGCATCAGGAACATCATCAGAAACTCCACAACCACCTCAACCTATTCAAGATTCCTTAGAAATTTCTACAGTTTACTTACCTCCATATCTTTGTGATATGGAAGGTATTGACATTAATATTTCTGAACATAAGAGATATCGAATGATCGATATCCAAAGTTTAGAAACAAGAATTAAAAATCTAGAATTTTATACAGCATTAACCTTACTTGAAGTTGATACTTCAAGTCTTCTAATCACGGATGCTAATGGTTTAAACAGATTTAAATCCGGTTTCTTTGTAGATGATTTTTCAACTACAGAGTCTCAGAAAAAAGTTACAATAGTCAAAAACTCAATAAACATTAAAGATTCTGAACTAAGACCAACACACTATACAACTCAATTAGATCTTATTTTAGGAACTAATTCTGTAATAGGTATAGGTACTTCAGCAGATCCATCTGCAGACTCTAGATTTTCTGATGATATCATCGGATCTGGTGTTAAGAAGACTGGACAATTAGTAACACTAAATTATGAAGAAGTTGTTGAAATTAATCAACCATACTCAACAAGAGTTGTAAATGTAAATCCATATGCTGCAGACTTCTTTGGAGGAACAATTGAAATATTCCCATCTTCTGATGTTTGGGTCGATCAAGTTCGTTTACAACCAAAAACAGTCAATGCAGAAGGTAATTATGCTCAAACAAAAATTCAATTAACAGCACAAGGATTTGATGCTCAAACTGGATTTGGTCCAGTTACTTGGGGTTCTTGGGAAACTGTATGGACTGGAGAAAGTGTAGCAAACTCAACTAGAGAAGTTGTTCGTGGTTATGACATATACGCTGACGAAATAAAAGTAACTACAAAAACAGGTACTTCATCTAGAAAAGGAACAAGACAAGTATTAAAAGAACAATTTGATAATACTTCCTTTGGTGATCAAGTTTTAAATAGTCAGTTAATACCTTTTGTAAGATCAAGAAATATTGAATTTACTGCAAAGAGATTAAAACCATCTACAAGAATGTATGCATTTTTTGATGGTGTTAATGTGAATCCATATGTTATACCAAAATTAATTGAGATAAGTATGGTTAATGGTATATTTGAAGTTGGAGAAACTGTTATAGGAACATTTAATGTTTCATCTCCAAATTCACCATATATCAAATTTAGAGTTGCCAACCAAAATCATAAGTATGGTCCCTACAACAATCCAACTGATATTTTCACTCTAAATCCATATGGTATAAATCAAACTATTCCTAGTCTTTATTCATCAACTTCTACAATTTTAAATATTGACACATATAGTCTATCCAATCAACCTCAAGGATCTTTTTACGGATATTTGTCAGAAAATATGAGACTGAAAGGTCAAACAAGTGGTGCTGAAGCAATTGTAACTGCAAAGAGACTTGTTACAGATAATGTAGGTACTCTTATTGGATCTCTCTATATTCCAAATCCAAATATAGACTTGAATCCAAAATTCCAATGTGGAACTAAATTATTAAGACTTACAAACAGTGATGTTAACTCGCAGATTATGGGAGTTTCTTTTACAACTGCAGAAGAAAAATATTTTGCGGAGGGTAGAGTTAACACCGTACAAGAAAATATTATTGTTGTTCGTAATGCAAGGGTTGAAACTCAAACTCCAGTAGAATCTCAAACTGCAAGTGAAACTGGACCAGAAGTTATCGTTAAGAGCACTTTAATTGGTTCTATCCCAATTCCTCAAGCTTATGATTACTATGGAAGTGGTGATGGTGGTGGAGGAAGACAACCATATAATGGAGTTGCTACCGGTTATATTGTTGCTACCGGTGGATATGGAACGGTTAATCAAAACGCAGGTAACTACAGTCCATTTGGCAATACAGTATTGTCTTCACCAGCAATTGGTGAGGGTGGAGTTCAAAGAGCTATTGCTCAAGGTTATCCTAAATCAGAAATTGTAGCATGGGCACAAAGAACTGGTGCTACTGTTGGTCCAGTTGCTGCACAAATGCTTGGAATCCGTGCTCCTGCACCTGCTCCTGCACCTGCACCAAGACCAGCACCAGCTCCAGCACCAAGATCATCACCACCATCAGGCGGTGGCGGAAAAAAGAGTGATATTAAATTGAAGAAAAATATTCAACCTATTGACAATGCACTAAATAGGTTGTTAAATATAAAAATTTGATTATGTTAGATAAATTATTAAATATCAGTGGAAAAAAATATGAATGGAATGGAGAAATGCAAAGACTAACTGGAATTCAGGGATTTGATTATGGAGTAATAGCTCAAGAGGTTAAAAAAGAATTTCCAGAAATGGTTTCCACTGGGAACGATGGATATCTGATGGTCGATTATATTCAACTTATTCCCGTTATGATAGAAGCAATAAGAGAATTAAAATTTGAAATAGATTTATTAAAATCAAATAAATAAAGTATTAGATATAGAAAGGAAAATCATCAGATAAAAAAATGAAAGTAGTAGATCCTTTAGCTCAATCTTTTTATGTTGAACCAGAAAGTGGAATTTTTGTAACATCTGTTGATTTGTACTTTCAATCGAAAGACAACCAGTTACCAGTAACAGTTCAATTAAGATCAATGCAGTTGGGTCTTCCGACTCAAGTTGTGTATCCATTCAGTGAAGTTGTCTTAGATCCAGATAAAGTTAATATCTCAAGTGATGCTTCAATTCCAACTCGTATAACCTTTCCATCTCCAGTATATTTGACTGGGGGAGTTTTTCATTCTTTAGTGATATTATCAAACTCAGATCAGTATAATGTATGGGTTTCAAAATTAGGTGAGATTGATGTAAAAACAAGATTTGGACCAGAATCAAATCAGCTTTTAGTTTTAAAACAACCTCTTTCTGGTGGATTATTTAAGTCACAAAATGCATCTACTTGGAATGAAAGTCCATATGAAGATTTAAAATTTACCTTATACAGAGCAAACTTTACATCATCTAGTGGAAATCTTAACTTATATAACTCAGATTTAGATGTAGGAAACGGCCAAATATCAAACCTTCTGCCAGATTCTCTAGAAATGACTTCTAGAAAAATCAGAGTAGGATTAGGAACAACAGTTCAAGATAGTGGATTTACTTTAGGAAATACAGTTCTTCAAAGAAATTCAACAGGAAGAGGAAAATATGTAGGAGTCGCGGGAACTGCAAAAGGTACTTTAAAAATTATTAATGCAGGAATTGGTTATACACCATCATCAGGTTCTCAAACTTTTAGTGGTATTGCTTTAACTAGCATAACTGGTAGTGGAAGAAACGCCACAGCAAACTTTACCATTAATAATGGTATTGCAGTTGCAGCGACTATTAGTAATGGAGGTGTAGGATATCAAATTGGCGATCTTCTTTCTGTTACACAAATTGGAAGTGAAACTTTAGGTAGAAATTTAAGAGTATCTGTTTCAGAACTAAACGGATTCAACGAAATTATTTTAGATGAAGTTCAGGGAGAATTTATCACCGGTGTAGGAAATACTATTCTTTATGTTAATAATTCAGGAATTACAACTGACTTGAATTCTTCCTATTCCGGAAATGTCAATATAGTTACAAATGGAATTCAAGTAATTGACGATGGATTGAATATAAAAGTAAATCACAAAAATCATTGTATGCATTCTGGGACAAATTTGGTTGTAATATCAAATATCAGATCTGATACAAAACCAACTAAATTGTCATCGACATACGAACAAAGTTCCACCTCAGATATTAACTTAGACGATGCAACTTCATTTTCATCTTTTGAAAATGTTGGAGTTGGAACGACAAATCCAGGATATGCTTTAATTGGAGAAGAAATTATTGCATATGAAGGTGTTAGTGGAAACACTCTTACAGGTATTACCAGACAAATTGATCAGACAAAATCATTTACGTATCCACAAGGAACGGATGTGTTTAAGTATGAATTAAACGGAATATCTCTTAGAAGAATCAATACAAGTCATACTCTTCAAGATTCTACTGTATCTGATCCCATAGATTTAGATTTCTACACTATTAAAGTAGATACAACACAAGATGGAAAAACTGAAGCTCTTCCATTGGGACAAGTTAATAGATCTGTTGAAGGTCATCCAAAACTGTTTATTAATAAAACAAAATCTACTGGTGGACCGTCAATTAGAGCAACTCAAAATATTCAGTTTGAATTAATTAAACCAAATATTCAAACTTTAACTTTGGGTGGTACTAATATTTCTGCGAAAGTAAGAACAGTTTCTGCTACTAGTGTAGATGGAAATGAAGCTTCATTCGTGGATAAAGGATTCCAAGATATTAATTTAAATTCTAATAATTATTTTGAAAATCCAAGAATGGTTGGATCAAAGGTTAATGAAACTAATAATCTTACGACTCTTCCTGGAAACAAATCATTTACAGTTAATCTAAATCTTACATCATCAAATCCATATTTGTCTCCAATTATTGACTTGGATAGATTGGGTATGGTTTTTGTTTCCAACAGAATTAACAACCCAGTTCAAAATTATGTTACTGACAATAGGGTTTCTACATTATCAGATGATCCATCAGCTTTTGTTTATGCAACTAACTCAATCTCACTTGAAGCACCTGCAACTTCTATTAAAATTCTAGTTGCATCTCATGTTAACATCTATAATGATCTTAGGGCATTCTTCTCTATTCAAAATGATCCTTTAGATGATTTTGTTTACTATCCATTCCCAGGATATTCCAATTTGACTCTTTCCGGTGAAGTAATTGATCCATCTAATAATGATGGGACATCTGATAAATTTGTACAAAAAGTTGATATTTTAGATCAAGGAAACAATGAAGCTCTATTCAAAGATTATGAGTTTACTATTGATAATTTACCTTCCTTTAGATACTTTAGTATTAAATTAGTTGGATCGTCAACAAATCAAGCGTATCCACCAAGATTAAAGGATTTGAGAGTAATTGCACTTGCATAATATGAACTATTCAAAAGTAGAGGGTCATAAAAATTTAGTAAGAGATAATTCTACAAATGCCATATTGAATGTGAACAAAACAGAATATCAGAATTATTTGACCCTAAGAAAACAAAAAGAAAAAGAAGGAGAAAAAATAACAAAATTGGAAAATGATTTATATGATTTAAAAAATGACATTAATGAAATTAAAAATCTATTGAGGAATTTAACAAATGGATCCTGACAAAGTATCTCTAGAAAACATGACTAAATTGTTTGAATATGAAAAACTTTCTAGAGATATAGATAGTATAGATGATATTGAAGTTTTACGTAATTATGCAAAGTCTTACATTAAATTATATTTAAAACAACAAGAAGTCATATCTAAATTCTAATGGCACAACCATCTACTAGACAAGAATTAATTGATTATTGTAAAAGAAAATTGGGCGCACCAGTTTTAGAAATTAATGTTGCTGATGAACAAATTGAAGATTTAGTAGATGATGCGGTTCAGTTTTTCCAAGAAAGACACTTTGATGGTGTCTATCCTACTTTTTACAAATACAAAGTAACTGCGGATGACATTGCTCGTGGTAGAGCAAGAGGGTTAGACGAAAATAGTAATGTTGGAATTGCAACTACAACCGTCTCTACAAACATAGTTGGAACTGCAACAACATTTACATATTTTGAAAATAGCAACTATCTGCAAGTTCCTCCCAATGTAATTGGTGTAAATAAAATTTTCACTTTTGATAGTGCTAATACTATCACACATAATATGTTTAGTGTTAAATATCAGTTATTCTTAAACGATATTTACTATTGGGGAACAACTGAACTTTTAAGTTATGCTATGGTTAAGACATACTTAGAAGATTTAGATTTTCTTTTAAATACACAAAAACAAATTAGATTTAATAAAAGACAGGACAGACTATATCTTGATATTGACTGGGGAACAGTTACAGAAAATCATTACTTTATCATTGATTGTTATTCCACTCTAGATCCTAATGATTATTCTAGAGTATGGAATGACTCTTTTATTAAACCATATTTAACAGCCCTAATTAAAAGACAATGGGGACAAAATATGATGAAATTTACTGGGGTTAAATTGCCAGGTGGAGTGGAACTAAATGGGAGACAAATGTATGATGATGCTCAAAGAGAAATAGATATTTTAATGGAAAAAATGTCTAATACTTATGAACTTCCTCCTCTAGATATGATCGGATAAGTTTATGTTAAATCCGTTTTTTCTTCAAGGATCAAAATCAGAACAAGGTCTTATTCAAGACTTAATTAACGAACAACTTCGAATGTATGGAGTTGAAGTTTATTATTTGCCTAGAAAATATATAACCGAAAAAACTGTAATAAAAGAGTTAATAGAATCTAGTTTTAATAGTGCATATCCAATAGAAGCATATGTCAATACATATGATGGATATGGAGATAATCCAACTATATTGTCAAAGTTTGGAATTCAAGCTTTAAATGAAATAACTTTGACAATATCTAGAGAAAGATTCAAAAATTATATAACACCATTAATAAAAGATCAGTCTAATATAAAGTTATCATCAAGACCAAAGGAGGGAGATTTAGTTTATTTTCCTTTAGGTGATCGTCTATTTGAAATTAAATATGTAGAACACGAAAAACCTTTTTATCAATTACAAGGTCTCTATACTTATGAATTAAGATGTGAACTGTTCAGATATGAAGATGAAGTAATCGATACTAGTATCGATGAAATTGATGATAATATCAGTGGAAGTATTGGTGAAGATACTAAACCAATTGGGGTTGTACAAAAACTCATAATGGTTGGGCCTGGAGTAAATGCAACAGCGGATAGTCAAATAGTAAATGGTGGAGTTACATCAATAACAGTAACAAATCGTGGTGGAGGATATACTAGTACACCTACTGTTGGAATATCATCTGCACCTATTGGTGGTAAAACTGCTTCTGCTATTGCAAAGATGATTGGTGGGATAGTCGTATGTACTGATAATACCAACCCATCTGCACAATCTGTACAAAGTGTGGAGTTAATTAATGCTGGTTATGGATATACTACATCTCCAAGAGTAAGATTTATTGGAGGAGGTGGAAATGGTGCAACAGGAATTGCATCAATAGGAAATGGCATTGTAGGGATAATTACAATTACAAATTCAGGATCTGGATATGTTAATCCACCAAATATTACCTTTACAGGCATTTCTTCAGTATCAGCAGCTGCAACTGCCGTTGTTTCTTCCGCAGGAACTATAACTTCAATCAGAATAACAAATGCTGGTCTTGGTTATACAGTTGCACCCACTATAACCATATCACCTCCAAATGTTGGAGGAATAGGAACATTTGTATTTAATGAAGTAATCACAGGATCTCAAAGTGGAGTAAAAGGAAGAGTAAGATCGTGGAGTTCTGTGACCAATTCTCTTGAGGTGTCAAATGTAAACGGACAATTTATTGTTGGTGAAGATATTGTGGGTTCAGCCTCAAGTGCATCATATTCTCTAAGAAGAATTGATACATTCATCGTTAAAGATGGATTTGCAAATAATGATGAAATAGAATCAGAAGCTGATAATATAGTAGATTTTAGTGAAAGAAACCCATTTGGAATGCCATAAATAAAGTTTATTATGTACAAAAAGTTGTAGAGGATAAGGTTAAGGTATGTTTGAATATTTTTATCACCAAATTTTAAGAAGAACAGTTATCTCTTTTGGTTCTCTGTTCAATGATATTAGTATTAAACATACTAATAATAGTGGAGCAGTTACAAGTGTATTAAAAGTTCCTCTTGCTTATGGGCCCACTCAGAAATTTTTAGCAAGATTAGAACAATCCCCAGATTTAAATAAACCAGTTCAGATAACATTGCCAAGAATGTCATTTGAGTTTACTGGTTTAACATATGACTCTTCTAGAAAATCAACGACAACACAAACGTTCACCACAAAATTAGCCTCTGGTGGAACTGAAGTTAAAAAAGTATATCTTCCAGTTCCATATAATATGCAATTTGAACTTAGCATAATGTCAAAGTTAAATGACGATGCTCTTCAAATTATTGAACAAATTTTACCATATTTTCAACCAGCATATACGATGACCGTTGAGTTAGTTGATGATATTAATGAAAAAAGAGATGTTCCTGTTGTCTTAGAGAACATCACCATGCAAGATGATTATGAAGGCAACTTTACAACTAGACGTGTTTTAATTTATACCTTAAGATTTACGGTCAAAACATATCTCTTTGGTCCTGTTTCTTCTGCAACCAAAGACATTATCAAAAAAACTACTGTCAGTTATATTGCAGGAGATACTACAAATACTCCAACAAGAGAAGTAGTATATTCTGCACAACCAAGAGCTATAAAAAATTATACAGGCACTATCTTAACTAATTTAACCACAGATATTGATGACAATTCAACATTAATAACTGTAAATGATGCGAGTTCCATTTCGGCGAAAACATATCTAGATCTTGAAGGTGAAGAGATTTTTGTTACTTCAAAATCAGGAAATGTTCTTACTGTAGAAAGAGGTAAAGATGGAACAACAGTTACTTCACACCTATCTGGATCACCTGTTAAATCAATAACTTCTTCAGATAATCTCTTAATAGAAGAGGGTGATGATTTTGGATTTAGTGGATCTACTATTTGAAAAACATGAAAATGACAAAAAAATTTGATGAATTAAATAAAACCTTTAATGTTGATGCAGATATTGTTCCAGTCGAGACAAAAGAAGTTTCTGGTGAAATTGAAAAAATTGCATCTACAGTTGATGACATAAAAAAAGATTATGACTACACAAGAGGAAATTTATATTCACTTATAGAAAAAGGACAGGAAGCAATTAATGGAATTCTTGAACTTGCTCAAGAAAGTGAAATGCCTCGTGCCTATGAAGTTGCGGGTCAACTTATAAAAAATGTTGCAGATGCAACAGATAAATTAATGGATCTTCAAAAGAAATTGAAGGACATTGAAGAAGAAAGAGTCAGTAAGGGCCCAACAACAGTTAACAATGCACTTTTTGTTGGTTCTACAGCTGAACTAGCAAAACTCTTAAAACAACAAACGGAAAATGAAAACGTTTAAACAGTTTCAAGAAGATTGGACTAATAAATATAAAAAGAGTATTGATTGCTCAAATCCAAAAGGATTCTCCCAACGTGCTCACTGTGCGGGGAGAAAAAAAAGAGCAAAGGGTGAACATACTAAATCAAAACCAGTTGAGTAATGTCCAAGATCAAGTCACACAAAACAGTTGAACAAATTGCAAAGAAGCATCGTCTTGATGTTTCTTTCATACAAAAGCAACTTGATATGGGCGAACCTATTGAACATGAACATACAAAAGATCATGATCTTGCTAAAGATATTGCACTTCAACATCTTGATGAAATTCCAGATTATTATACTCGTTTGAAAAAAATGGAAGCAGATGCTAAAAAGCATCATAAAAAGTTTAAAGATATCAAAGAAGAAGGTCTTCGTGATTGGTTTGGTAAGTCCAAATCAAAGGATGGAAAATCTGGTTGGGTTAATGTTGTAACTGGTGGAACATGTGCAAGTGACGAACCTGGAGAAGGAACACCTAAGTGTGTGTCTTCAGCAAAAAGAGCAAGTATGACTCCATCAGAAAGACTTTCAGCAGCAAGAAGAAAAAAAGCAGCAGACCCTGGACAACAACAGAAGACAGGTGCCGCAAAACCAACTTATGTTTCTACAGACTCACCAAGAAAGAAAATGAAAGAAGAAATGGAAGTTCAAGAAGCAAAAGATAAACCAGGTAAAGGTAGTGGAAAAAAAGATGCATGTTATCATAAAGTAAAGTCACGTTATAGTGTTTGGCCATCTGCATATGCATCTGGTGCATTGGTAAAATGTCGTAAGGTAGGTGCAGATAATTGGGGAACAAAATCCGAATCAGTGGAAGAACAAAGATATTGTCCTTTATGTGACAAAAGAGAGACAAGATCGGAGTGTTCTTATGGTGGTAAGGCATGGGATAAAGTCTCTGTTAGAGACGAAGAGTATTCAATGGCAAGATCTGAAATTAAAACTATTATTGATGCGGCTAAGAGGATTGAAAAAAAAGTAGGTAAAGGTGAAGGATCATTAGAAGCTTGGGTCCAGTCAAAAATCACCAAAGCAGCAGATTATATTGATACAGCCGCAGATTATATCGCAAGTGGAGAGATGGAGGAACAAAAATTAGTTGATAAAATAATTGATGAAATGAAATGTTGGCCTGGATATAAGAAAAAAGGAACTCAAATTTTATTTGGGAAAAAATACAATCGTTGTGTTAAAGCCGAGGACGTAACCATTGAAGATGTTGATGGAAACACCTTTGCAGAAGTAATTGATTTAATCCAATCAGATCCAATTAAAGGTTTCAAATCACAAGTAGAAGAAGCAACAAGACTTCAATCACAAACTGGTAACGTCATTGCTGTTACTCTATCTTGGAGAGGAAAATATTATTCATTAAAAATGTTTTTCCCTCAGGTCAAAACACCAACTAAAAAAGAAATAAATGATGAACTTCAAAAGGTATATCCTGGATCAGTGGTTCTTTATCATTCGGTTTCAGAAATTCAACCTGGACAACCACTAATCCAAGCTTTTGGTCCTCAAGGAGGATCCTTTGGATTTCCTGGACCATCAAAAAAGTATGTAAAACCATATGGAGAACAGGTTGAGTTTGATGAGGATTGGCAATCAGTGAATAGAAAAGATAGAACTGCTGGATTAAGTCAAAAAGCAGTTGATGCATATCGTAGAGAAAATCCAGGATCAAAACTTCAAACTGCAGTAACTGAAAAAAATCCAGAGGGTAAAAGAGCAAAACGTCGTGCTTCATTTTGCCGCAGAATGAAAGGTATGAAGTCTAAATTAACTTCTGCAGAAACTGCAAGAGATCCAGATAGCAACATTAACAAAGCACTTCGTCGTTGGAATTGTAACTAATAAGTAGGTTTTTATTATGAGTGATGTATATCTTGGTAACCCGTTATTAAAAAAAGCAAATACTCCGATTGAATTTACTCAAGAACAAATTCTTGAGTTTATGAGATGTAAGGATGATCCAGTTTACTTTGCAAATAATTATGTGAAGATCGTGACCTTGGATCATGGTCTTCAAACTTTTAAACCATATCATTTCCAAGAAAAGTTAATTAATAATTTCCATAATCACAGATTTAATATCTGTAAGATGCCTAGACAGACTGGTAAATCTACCACTGTGGTATCTTTTCTATTACATTATGCAGTTTTTAATGATAATGTAAATATCGGTATTCTTGCAAACAAAGCAGCAACTGCAAGAGAACTTTTGGACAGATTGCAAACTGCGTATGAGAACCTACCCAAGTGGATGCAACAAGGTATCATATCTTGGAATAAAGGTTCTCTGGAGTTAGAAAATGGATCAAAGATTCTGGCTGCTTCTACGTCTGCAAGTGCTGTCCGAGGCATGTCGTTCAATATCCTCTTTCTCGATGAGTTCGCTTTCGTTCCAAACCATATCGCAGATTCCTTCTTTGCATCTGTTTATCCTACTATTACTTCCGGTAAACAAACGAAAGTCATAATTGTATCAACGCCTCATGGTATGAATCATTTCTACCGAATGTGGCATGATGCTGAAAAGGGCAAGAATGAATATGTTTTTACCGATGTTCATTGGAGTGAAGTACCAGGAAGAGATGAGGAGTGGAAAAAACAGACTATTGCTAACACCAGTGAACAACAGTTCAAGGTTGAATTTGAGTGTGAATTCCTTGGATCCGTCGATACTCTTATTGCACCATCTAAACTCAGAACACTCGTCTACGACGCTCCTAAGACTCGTAGTGCAGGTTTAGATGTTTATGTGGACCCGAAAGAGAATCACGATTATCTTATCACTGTGGACGTTGCCAGAGGTGTGGGTAATGATTATTCCGCATTTACTGTTGTAGATATAACTCAATTTCCACATCAAGTTGTTGCAAAGTATAGAAACAATGAAATTAAACCTATGCTTTTTCCAAGCATAGTTCATGAGGCAGCAACTGCATATAATAATGCCTATATTCTATGTGAAGTAAATGATGTTGGAGATCAAGTAGCAAGTATTCTTCAATATGATTTGGAATATAATAATCTTTTGATGTGTTCCATGAGAGGTAGAGCTGGACAAATAGTTGGTCAAGGTTTTTCTGGAAAAAAAACACAACTTGGAGTTAAGATGTCAAAAACTGTGAAGAAGGTTGGATGTCTTAACCTCAAAACAATGATTGAGGAAAACAAATTACTTTTAAATGATTATGAGATTATAAGTGAACTAACAACTTTTATTCAAAAACATAATTCATTTGAAGCTGAAGAAGGTTGTAATGATGACTTAGCGATGTGTCTTGTAATTTACGCTTGGTTAGTCGCTCAAGATTATTTTAAAGAATTAACTGACCAAGACGTAAGAAAAAGATTATATGAGGAACAAAAAAATCAGATTGAACAAGATATGTCACCATTTGGATTTATTTCAGATGGTTTAGATAGTACAAGTTTTGTAGATCAAGATGGAGATAGATGGTTTGTAGATGAATATGGTGATAGATCTTATATGTGGGAATATATGTAAATGGAACTAGATAGTCAAATAAAACTTGGACATTTATTACTTGTAGATAGAAAATGTAGAGTTTGTGGAGAAATTAAAAATTTAATAGATGGTTTTTACAGAACACGAAAAGATAGAGGCCCTGTGGCATCTTCATATTCTTATGAATGCAAAGACTGTACGGTAAAAAGAATTTTAACTTCCAGAAAAAGTAATGGTGGAATCATAGAAGAAAGATATCCAGACTGGTAAATACGTTCACGTCACATTTCCCTCACGAAAAGTAATTTTTTAATAAATATTTTTTAGATAAACTGAGATTTTACGGAGAAAAACATGGCGACTCCTCAATTATCTCCAGGCGTACTCGTCAGGGAAGTTGATTTAACTGTAGGAAGAGCTGATAATGTACTTGATAATATTGGAGCAATTGCGGGCCCTTTTGCAATTGGACCAGTAGATGAAGCTATTGATATTACAACAGAACAAGAATTAATCAACACTTTTGGAAAGCCTCTTTCCACAGACGCTCAGTATGAGTACTGGATGAGTGCATCTTCTTTCCTTTCATACGGTGGCGTTCTTAAAGTAGCAAGAACTAATGGTTCTACTTTAAATAACGCAAATGCCACAAGATCTGGCATTTCCACATCACTAAAAATCAAAAATTTTGATGATTACAATGCAAACTATTCTAGTGATAGTGTAACCTGGGGATTTGCTGCAAAAAATCCAGGGTCATGGTCAAATAAACTGAAAGTTTGTTTAATTGATGACAAAGCAGACCAAGTTTTAACTATCGGATCAACATCCGGAGTTTCTGTTGGTATGGGTGTTACAACAGCATTGACTAATCAAGTTATTGCTGGATTAGGAACAACAACAACATTCACTGGTTATTTGAAGGGCATTGTCACTGGAATTGGACTAACCACAGTTGACGTTAAAATTGTTTCTAGAGTAAGTTCCGCTGGTGTAGAAACATCGGTTACTTATTCACAAAGAGATCAGGCATACTCCTTTAGACCAGGTAATTCAGTTTCTGTTATTAACTCTTCAGGAGCAGCAGTTACAACAACAACCTTAGGATCTGGTGATACTACGGTTCTTGATTGGTATGATCAACAAACTTTAGGGTTGACAAATTCCACAATTTACTGGAAATCAATTGCACCTAAACCAACTTCAAGTAATTATTCTGTTTCTAGACAGGGTAAAAATGATGCAATACACGTTGTAGTTGTAGATGATTTAGGATCTGTAACTGGAATCCAAGGAAACTTACTAGAAAAGCATCTATTCCTTTCTAAAGCTTCTGACGCTGTTTCAGCAGAAAATTCTCCACAAAAATCATACTGGAAAGATTATCTAGCAACTAACTCATCATACGTTTATGCTGGAGACAATCCATCTGATGGATCAGACGGTTTTGTTTCTCCATCTGGATTTAGTTCTGGATTTACTGGAATCACAACTGCAAGTGGATTGTGGAATCAATCTGCTCAAGGAGTAGTTTTCAACGTTATTGGAAATACCACATATACCTTAAATGGTGGTGTTGATTACTCATCATCAAATGGAATGAGTGCTACTCTTGGAGATTTAATTACTTCATACAATCTATTCTCAAATAGAGATGAGATTGAAGTTGATTTCCTAATCTGTGGTCCAAGTCTTTCAAATAAATCAGAATCTCAAGCTAAAGCGAACCATCTAATTTCTATTGCAGAATCTAGAAAGGATTGTGTTGCTGTTATTTCTCCACACAAGGCAGATGTATTAACAGGAACTGTATCTGATGGACCAATTACCAACACCGATACACAGACAAATAACATAATTCAGTTCTTCTCTCCACTAGCTTCTTCATCATATGCAGTTTTTGATAGTGGATACAAGTACACATATGATAGATTCAACAATAAGTTCAGATACATTCCATGTAACCCAGATGTTGCTGGATTGATGGTAAGAACAAATATTGTTGCATATCCATGGTTCTCTCCTGCTGGACAACAAAGAGGAATTTTAAATAATGCAATTAAACTTGCATACAACCCCAACAAGGCACAAAGAGACCAACTTTATCCATTGAGAATTAATTCGATTGTCAATCAACCTGGAATTGGTATTCTTCTATTTGGAGACAAAACCGCTCTAGGATATGCATCGGCATTTGATCGCATCAACGTTCGTCGTCTCTTCTTAACAATTGAACAATCACTTCAAAGAGCGGCTCAAGCTCAACTCTTTGAACTAAACGATGAAATTACAAGAGCAAACTTTAGAAATATCGTTGAACCATATCTACGTGATGTTCAAGCGAAGAGAGGACTATATGGTTTCTTAGTGGTTTGCGATACCTCAAACAACACTCCAGATGTGATTGATAATAATGAATTTAGGGCAGACATTTATCTGAAGCCTGCCAAGTCTATTAATTATGTAACTCTTACTTTTGTTGCTACCAGAACGGGAGTAAGTTTTGAAGAAGTTGCTGGTACTGTTTGATTTTAATTTAACCTAAAAAGGAGGACCTAAAAATGGCAGAGTCAACAATTTCAAAATTTAAATCCACTCTCATTGGCGGTGGCGCAAGACCCAATCTGTTCGAAGTGACCATCCCAGGAACTATTCCTGGTGGTGGTTCTTTGGGAGAGTCATTCTCTATTCTTTGTAAGGCAGCGCAGTTACCAGCATCAAACATTGCATCGATCGATGTTCCTTTTAGAGGAAGAATCTTTAAAGTAGCGGGAGATCGCACATTCGATACCTGGACTGTTACTATCATTAATGATGAAAGTTTTGAAATCAGACAGGTAATGGAAAATTGGATGAACTTTATTGGTCAGTATGGTGATGCAAGTGGTGCTACAGATCCTGCAACTTACATGGTTGACGCATACGTAAAACAACTAAAGAGAGGACCTTCAACAGTTACTAGAAATGGTAATGGAGAGGGTACCGGATTGACACAAAACACCGCAGCCACTTACAAGTTCTACAGTGTTTTCCCAACAAACGTTTCTGCAATTGATCTTTCATATGATACTTCAGATACTATTGAGGAATTTACTGTTGAATTCCAAGTTCAATACTGGACACCAGTGACTGGGGAACAGTAATAAATATCTATAGGACTAAACTTAAACAAATAAATTATGGCAAGATTGTTTGGATTCTCTATAGAGGATAACGAACCATTATCTCCAGGTGTAGTCAGTCCCGTTCCTCAAAATAATGAGGACGGGACTGATCATTACTTGAGTAGTGGTTTTTTTGGATCTTATGTAGATATTGAGGGTGTTTATAGAACTGAGTTTGATCTAATTAAAAGATATCGTGAAATGGCACTTCATCCAGAGTGTGACAGTGCTATCGAAGATATTGTGAACGAAGCAATTGTATCTGACACAAATGATACTCCCGTAGAAATTGAACTTTCCAATTTAAATGCCAGTGATGGTATTAAGAAGAAGATAAGACAAGAGTTTAAATATATTCTTTCTCTTTTAGATTTCGATAAAAAATCTCACGAAATCTATAGAAACTGGTATGTTGATGGTAGATTATATTACCACAAAGTAATTGATTTAAAAAATCCCCATGAAGGGATTCAAGAGTTGCGTTACATAGACCCAATGAAAATGAGGTATGTAAGGCAACAAAAGAAAAGTGAAAAGGACAAGTACAGATTATCGAATATTAATTCGGATAATCCAATGGATTTTGAATTTCCTCAAATTGAGGAATACTTTGTTTATAATCCAAAAATGACGTATCCAGCAAGTAATCCATCTTCTCTTGGAGGAACTGCTGGCATCAAAATGTCAAAGGATTCTATTACATACTGCACCTCTGGACTTGTAGATAGAAATAAAGGATCAACACTTTCATATCTCCACAAAGCAATTAAGTCTCTCAATCAACTTCGCATGATTGAGGACTCTCTTGTTATTTACAGATTGTCTCGTGCGCCAGAACGTAGAATTTTCTATATTGATGTAGGCAATCTACCTAAAGTTAAGGCAGAACAATATCTCCGCGATGTTATGATGCGTTATCGCAACAAACTTGTTTATGACGCAAACACCGGAGAAATTCGTGACGACAAGAAATTTATGGCAATGCTTGAGGATTTCTGGCTTCCAAGACGTGAAGGTGGTAGAGGAACTGAAATTTCAACTCTCCCAGGTGGACAAAATCTTGGAGAAATTACTGATATTGAGTATTTTAAGAAAAAATTATATCGTTCACTGAATGTTCCTCCATCAAGAATGGATGGAGAAGGTGGATTCAATCTTGGTCGTTCATCAGAGATTCTTCGTGATGAAGTTAAGTTTAGCAAGTTTGTTGCCCGTCTGAGAAAGAGATTCTCATATATGTTCCACGATATGTTGAGAACTCAATTGATTCTAAAGAATATAATCACCCCACAAGACTGGGATATTATGGAAGAACATATTCAATATGACTTCCTTTATGACAATCACTTTGCAGAACTTAAGGATGCAGAACTTCTCAATGAAAGATTGAATATGGTTCAAATTGCAGAACCTTACGTAGGAAGATATTTTTCTCAAGATTATCTAAGAAGAAAAATTCTTCGTCAAACTGATGAAGAAATTATTGAACAAGATAAGATCATGAAGAAAGAAATTGAAGATGGACTAATTCCAGATCCAAATGCACCTGTCGATCCAATGACTGGTATGCCACTAGATCAAACATCACAAATGGATCTTGGTCAACCAGTGATGGAACCAAATCTTGATTCACAAGGAAAAGCAACCGAAGCAAGTGGTAAGATTGCAGAAATGCCCAAGGGTGGCGAGATATAAATAAAGAAAATATTATTAGGTATTAAAAATGGATGATCTTTTAGATATGATTGCTGCTGACGAGTCACCCTCACAGATCAGTGATAAGATTAAAGAACTTTTATTTACAAAATCTGCAGAAAAAATCGATCAATTTAGGCCTGCAGTTGCAAATAGTATGTTTAACGGTCAAGTAGAGGAAGAATGAAATCATTCAAACAATTCATCTCAGAATCAGTAAACATTTCTGGAGATTTTAACGGGAATCTTTACATTAATTCCCAACCAGAACCTCAACAGGTTGGAGAAGAATATGCTGCAGATGTTTTGTGGAATGGTGGAATTTATAGAATGAAATTAACTACAAATACCGGTATCCCATCCAAACAAGAATTGGGCGAACAGTTGCAAAATGAGTATCCAGGTGCAATTGTTCACCAAATCTATCCAGTAATGGAAAAAAATATTAATATTAAAAATAAACAAAGGTATCACCCATCAAAACTTGAGTGGATTGATTAATAATGGCTCAGTGGAATATAACAACACAAGACTACTTAAATCAAGAAAGAAGTCTTTTTGAAGTTAATGGCGTTGCAACCAGAGACGGTAAAATTGTAGATAGATTTAATCGGTTTCCAGTAGATGTTCTTCCAGCAAATGCAGATGCTTTTGGAAGAACAAGAGTATCAAATCCATTAACACTTTTCGACTCATCTCATAGGTACAGAGATAATAACCTGTGGGATAGTTTAATAGTTGGAACTGGTTCTACTGTTGGATTTGCAACTACAGCAGGTTTAGTCAATATGACTGTAGGTGTTGGAAGCACTGATTCTATTATTAGAGAAACTACAAAAGTATTTTCATATCAACCAGGAAAGTCTTTGCTGACTTTGAATACTTTTATAATGAACCCACCAAAACAAAATCTAAGGCAAAGAGTTGGGTATTTTGGTGCTGATAATGGAATATATTTTGAGGTTGATGGAACTACTGCATATTTTGTGGAAAGAAGTTTGTCATTGGGGACAGAAACAAGAATTGATCAATCAAATTGGAATATTGACAAGTTGGATGGAACTGGTGTTTCTGGAATTACATTAGATGTAACTAAGGCACAAATTTTTTGGATGGATATTGAGTGGTTAGGACTTGGAAATGTAAGACTCGGATTTATAATTAATGGAAATTTTATTCACGCACATACTTTCCAACACGCAAATATAATTCAATCAACCTATATTACAACAGCATCACTTCCTTTGAGATATGAAATTAGCAACACAGGAATTACAACCAGTGCAAGTACTCTCAAACAAGTTTGCTCCACAGTAATTTCCGAAGGTGGTTACGAATTGAGAGGATTACAGCAAGCAGTATCTACTCCAATTACAGCACCAGTAGATTTACCAACTCCTGCTGGAACATATTATCCTGTCATTTCTATTAGACTTAAAGCACCAATCAACAATCAACCAGATAGATTGGATGCAATTGTTATTATGACAGCACTATCAATTATGGGAACTGGAAATGGTCCTCAATATAATTGGCAAGTGAGAGCAAGTGCAACTACATCAGGTGGAACTTGGACGAGTGCTGGCACAGACTCTGCGATTGAATATAAAATAGATGGTGGTTCTGTTAGTGGTGGAAGAGTTTTGGCATCTGGGTTCCTCACTTCAGCAAACCAATCATCACAATCAGTGGATATTCTTAAAGAAGCACTCTTCAAATTCCAGTTAGAAAGAAATGGATTAACTAAAACTCCATATGAACTAACTTTAGTTGCTGCATCTGATACTGCAGGTGCTGATATCTTTGCTTCTATGGATTGGGAAGAGATTAGTAGATAATTTTATCTTAATTTGATTAAATAATAAATAACTAAAAGTGTACTATAAAAATAATGGCTCTTAGACCAGTTGGGGGTGGAACCTCGATTACAATTAATGCAACATCTGCCCAGTCTTCTGCTTTTTCAGTGCAGTCAAATGTATTGAGAGTTGTTCCAGTTGGTGCAGGTGCTCACGTTGCGATAGGAACTAATCCAACTGCAACAACTTCCGATTTTTATGTTCCAAGTGGACAAGCAACAACTCTCGCTTTGACAAAAGCATCTAACAGAGTTGTTGGTATTACTACAGGAACTACAACCACTATTATTTTCCCAGAAGGAACTCAATGTCCTTTTGGAGTTGGTGATTATGTAACTTTATCAGGAGCACAAAGTTACTATAATTCTCTAATCACTCATCAACCAGTTATTTCTGTTGACACTTCAGTTGGAGTTAATGGGTATCATCAGACAAGATGTTCAATTGGTACTGATACAAGTGGAATTACAACTGCATTCTCATCTGCGGATGCTTCATTAACAAACTCACTCAAACTCGCAGCAAGATCAGATTCCGGATCTGGTGTTATTCACCTACAACAAGTACAAATTTCAGGACAGGCATGATGAAACTCATTACCGAAGAAATCGAATCAGTAGAAGTCCTTACCGAAACTGTCAACGGTAAGAAGACACTTTATATTCAGGGACCTTTCCTTCAAACTGAAGTTGTAAACAGAAACGGTAGAATGTATCGTTTACCTGTTATGGAAAGAGAGGTAAAACGTTACACAGAACAGTATGTTGATAAAGGTCGTGCTCTTGGAGAACTTGGACACCCAGATGGACCAACTGTAAATCTTGATCGTGTTTCTCATAAAATTATTTCACTGCACCGTGAAGGAAACAACTTTATCGGTAAAGCGCAGATTCTTTCTACCCCAATGGGTAAGATTGCAGAGTCACTTCTTAAAGAAGGAGTAACTCTTGGAGTTTCCTCTCGTGGTATTGGTTCAGTAAAACCAAACAACGAAGGTTACACTGAAGTTGGTGAAGATTTTATGCTTGCGACTGCTGCTGATATCGTAGCAGATCCTTCTGCCCCTGATGCATTTGTTCAGGGAATTATGGAAGGAAAAGAATGGGTTTGGGATGGTGGAATGCTTCGTGAAAAAATGGCAGAACAAACCCAAAGAAGAATTAATACTCTTGTAGATGAAAAACTTCTTGAAGAGTATAAGTTGAGTTTATTCAATGAGTTTTTAAATTCATTGTAATTTATTAAATTATAAATAAATATAGTTTATAACGTAAGGTTAAACGGAGAGTTCAAATGTCTCGTGGAGATTTACAAGAAATGGAAGTAGGCACTAAGCAATCCAGAACCGCTGTCAATGCAAATGCTAAGGCAGGGGATGCAATGCCAAGTCTATCTGGTGCAACACCAGGACAAACTGGTGGATGGGAAGATCTTGGAGGTCCTGATCCATCCAACTATCGTTCAACTGATGACTCTGCAAAACTCAAAACACCTGGTGCAACCCTTAAGCAAGTTAAGGATGTTGTAAACAAAGGTGCTAAGCCTGCAGAGGCAATGAAGGGTGTTAAGGAAGATGAAGAGTTTGAGTATGATCAAGATGAAGAACTCTTAGAAGATACCGAAGATAACGAAGAAGTTGTAGCAGAAGCTAAGCACGAAGAGGAAGAGAAAGAAGAAGAGGGTAAAAAAGGTAAGAAGGAAGAAGAAGACGAAGACGAAGAAGAAATGGAAGAAGAGTTTAGCATCGAAGAAGATGTTAATGCTCTGCTTGCTGGCGAAGAGCTCTCCGAAGAGTTCCAAGAAAAAGCAAGAACCATTTTTGAAGCTGCTCTTCGTTCAAAGGTTTCTGATATTAAAGAAGCCCTTGAGGAGCAGTATGCAACCGCTCTTGCTGAGGAAGTAGAAGAAATTAAGTCTGAACTTTCTGAGCGTGTCGATGCATACTTAGAGTATGTTGCTGGTGAGTGGATGGAAGAAAATACACTCGCTATTGAAAAAGGTCTTAAGACCGAAATGACCGAATCATTCTTAACTGCAATGAAGGGTCTTTTTGAAGAACATTATGTATCAATCCCTGAAGATAAATATGATGTGCTTGAGAGCATGGTAGATAAACTTGATGAAATGGAGACAAAACTCAACGAGCAAATTGAGAAGAATGTTTCCCTAAACAAGCGTCTTGCAGAGGCGGTTGCTGACGGAATCTTTGAACAGGTTTCTGAGGGCCTTGCTGCTACTCAGAAAGATAAGCTCGCTTCACTTGCCGAAAGTGTTGAGTTTGAAAGTGAAGAAGAATATCGTGAAAAACTGGAGACTTTGAAGGAATCATATTTCCCTTCAAGAGGAGCTTCTCCAAAGGCAAGAACTGAAAGTCTGTCCGAAGGTGTAGACAGTGCTCCAGAATCAATTTCTGGTTCAATGGCTACTTATCTGAAGACTCTCTCAGCATTCAGCAAATAATTGAATTTAATATAATTCAAACACAAAAAACGCACTTTAGTAAAAAGGTAAAACGCAAATGTTCCATTCCGAGCATCTGCAGGAAAAGTGGGCACCACTCCTGAACTATGAGGGTCTTGATCCTATCAAAGATTCGCACAGAAAGGCTGTAACCGCTGTCCTGCTCGAAAACCAAGAAAGATTTTTAAGAGAGCAATCTGCTTTCGAACATGGTTCCATGAATATGCTCATGGAATCACCAACCAACAGTGGTAACGCTGCTGGTGGTAGTGGTGGATTCGGTGGTGATTCAACACCAGGTGGTCCTACCGCAGGTTTCGATCCCGTACTGATCTCATTGATCCGTCGTTCGATGCCTAACCTGATCGCCTATGACATCGCAGGCGTTCAACCAATGAGTGGTCCTACTGGACTCATCTTCGCAATGCGTTCGCGCTATACCAACCAGAGTGGTACTGAAGCTTTCTACAACGAGGCAGATTCAGTATTCTCAGGTCAGGATGCAGGTCTTGATGAGGCAGCAGGTTTCACCAATGCTGTTTCTGGTATGGGTACTACCACCATTGCTGGTACTAACCCATCAGTTCTGAACCCAGTTTCTTCTGCATCTTCTACTGCCTACAATGTAGGTCAGGGAATGGTAACAGGTGATGCTGAGAATCTTGACGGTGCTGGTGCTGATGCATTCAACCAGATGGCATTCTCAATCGAGAAAGTCACCGTTACTGCAAAGTCACGTGCTCTGAAGGCTGAGTACTCACTTGAGCTTGCTCAGGACCTCAAGGCAATTCATGGTCTGAACGCTGAAGCGGAATTAGCAAACATTCTCTCAACTGAGATTCTTGCTGAGATCAACCGCGAAGTTATCAGAACCATCTATAAGGTTGCTGAACAGGGTGCTGTACAGAACGTTGCAACTCCCGGTATCTTTGACCTCGACGTTGACTCCAACGGTCGTTGGTCGGTTGAGAAGTTCAAGGGTCTTCTATTCCAAATCGAGCGTGATGCTAACGCAATCGCTCAAAGAACTCGTCGTGGAAAGGGCAACACCATCATCTGTTCTGCAGACGTTGCTTCCGCTCTAACCATGGCAGGTGTTCTTGATTACACCCCTGCACTCAACGCTAACCTAACTGTTGATGATACTGGCAACACTTTTGCTGGTACTCTAATGGGCAAGTTCCGCGTCTACATCGACCCATATGCGGCTAACCTGACTTCAGGTAACGCAACTCCTGGTAACCAGTACTATGTTGTTGGTTATAAGGGTTCTTCACCTTATGACGCTGGACTCTTCTATTGTCCTTATGTTCCTCTCCAAATGGTTCGTGCCGTTGGCGAGAACAGCTTCCAGCCTAAGATCGGATTCAAGACCCGTTATGGTCTTGTCGCCAACCCATTTGCTGAGGGTACTGATCAAGGCCTGGGTCGCCTTAAGGTTAATGCTAACCGTTACTATCGTCGCGTAGCGGTCAAAAATCTCATGTAAATCTCATATGAGATTATCTGGAGGACCTCAAAAAGGTCCTCTTTTTTATAAATACTAATGTTAAAAACTTCAATGATATGTTTTACATTTATAAGTCTACAAATAAAATTAATAATAAATTTTATATTGGAAGATGTAAAGGTCCTATTAAAAACAGAGAATATAAACACTGGTGGTACGCCACTAATAAAAAAAGTAATATGCCCTTTCCGAATGCTTTAAGAAAATATGGAAGACATAATTTTGTATGGGAAATAGTAGAACAAACTGAAGAATATGATAATGGAGAAAGGGAGATTTATTGGATAGATAAACTAAAACCACAGTACAATGCAACTTTAGGTGGAGATGGAGGATCTCTTGGTCGTTCTTGCCCAGAACATGTGAAGGAAGCAACGAGACAATCTAGAATTGTATCAGTTAGAGACAGGAAGACCGGAAAAGTTTATATTTCTATGAAAGATGCAAAAAAAGATACTGGAGTATTGGAAAGCAGTATAAGTAGATCTATAAAATATAACGGACCTGGTAGTAGATGGGAAAGAGTTATCTAAATATTTAAAAAAACAATGGTCGCTTCGCAGATTGAAAATAGAAATTTTCTTTCACCAACAGGGTTTAAGTTTACATTAACAAGAACTCCTAGAGTTACTTTTTTTTGCAATCAAGCAAATATACCAGATTTAAATCTTGGAGTTGCTGTTCAACCAACTTATTTAAAAGATCTTGATACTCCTGGTGACAAAATTGTTTTTGGAGATTTGTCACTTAGATTTCTTGTTGATGAAAATTTAGAAAATTACATGGAGATACAAAACTGGATTCGTGGATTAGGTTATCCGGAAAAATTAAGTCAATTTGCAGATCTTGAAAATTCGGGAACAGTTCAAGGAAATTATTTGAAAGATAGACAAAACATATATTCAGATGGAACTTTGCAAGTTTTAACAAGTAATCAAATTGCAAATTTTCAAGTTTCATTCAAAGATTTATTTCCATATTCCCTATCAACATTAACGTTTGATTCGACTGATACAGATATTCAATACTTTACAGCAGACGTTAGTTTCAAGTATACTATCTACAATATAGTCGATTTGGGTGGAAATCCTTTATGAGTTTTGATCTTGATGAAATTCAAAGAATGTGGGAAAAGGATTCTAAAATAGATATGGATAATCTCCATGAAGAATCTACCAATATCCCAAGTCTTCATGCAAAATATTTTGAATTATATAATACAATATTTCTACTTAGAAAAAAAGCAGAACAACAGAAAAGAAATATTCGACATGAAAGATATGAATATTATTCTGGAAAATCAGACCCAGAAGTGTATGTAGAAAATCCATTTCCTAAAAAAATTCGTGACAAAGATACGATGCAAAAGTATCTTGATGCTGACGAAAAACTTTCAACAGTATGTTTGAAGATTGATTACTACGATACAATGTTGGTTTACATTGAGAGTATTCTCAAAATGATCCAGAACAGAACTTATCAAATTAAAAACGCAATTGAATTTATGCGTTTTCAGTCTGGATTGGGGTAAATAAATATTCATAGCAGTTATAATGCTATGAGTGACGTAATAATCGAAAAGAAAAATGAGGTTTACATTAAACTACATTGTGAATCTCATATTCTATATGAACTTCAACCATATTTTACATTTGAAGTTGAATCTGCAAAATTTATGTCCCAATATAGAAGCAGACATTGGGACGGTAAGATTCGACTATTGAGCACTCATACTGGAGAAATTTATGCTGGTTTGTTGGATAAAGTTATCGACAAACTAAAACTGCATAACTACACGTATGAATTTAAAGAAAACAAATTCTATGGATTACCCTTTGAAATAAATGAGGGTATTTCATATGAAGGTGTCAAAGACTACATGAAATCTATTTGTACTCATTCTCCGAGAGATTATCAAGTGGAGGGAGTATACGATGCTCTAAGACATAATAGAAAATTATTGATATCACCCACAGCCTCAGGTAAATCCTTAATGATTTACTCCCTTGTAAGGTATTATGTAGATAAAGGACAAAAAA